CCATTTCTTGTTTCCTGGTTTGTTGTCATTGCTGTAATCGTGCAGGGTGCGACACTTGGAGTGGTGATTGGGTTCCTAATTCTTGCTTTGGTTTGCACCCTTGCATTGCTGAAAGTGTGGTCGAAAGGGGATTAAGATGACTATCGAAGAATGGCTACTTGCCTCATTGGTTAATAAAAGGATTGAGTACCGTGCCGATACCTTAGTTATTGAGTCAGCCAGTATCAGACTTCGAAACTTATATTCTCCAGTGACAGACGAGTTAGTTGGAACTGTAGCGGTTCTAGTACTCAAGGGTCGCTCAGTTAAAGACTACAAACCTTTTGAGCTTGACTTCGATCTAGATGAACCCATATCTTTCAAGGTTCTACCCAACTAAGGAGACAAAATGTTCACAATCCCATTCGCATCAGATTGTCCACGTACTCGGGGGATACGGGGGAGAATTTACATCCCCACCAACGTCCTCATCGAACTCACCGCGACTCTCGCAGTAGAGAAAGGTCATGAGTGGGGGATTGTTCTCACTGGCGAACGTCGATCAAACGGACGGGAGGTTGTCATTGACGGGTTTGTTGTTCCCGATCAGGATCGTACAATGGGGACCGTCAAATTCAACAACCTCGTTGTCGAACCCAACTATGTCTGTGTGTTGCATTCCCACCATGGCATGGGGGCGTTCTTTTCTGACACGGATGTAACGGACTTCAATAAAAAATTCGGTGCCTCAATTGTCGTTTCCACCAAAATCGAAACTGACGAGGGATCGGTTCTCGGTTTCGAATACAAAGCCGTCGGGAAAGTTTTGTTGGACTGTGGAACTCTCGGGCTCTGTGCGATGTCCATCGTTCCCACCGACCCCGATACTGGGGAGATTATTGAAGACTGGCCCGAAGAATGGATCGAAGTGTGGGATACCACAATCGGTACCGATCTCGGGGATTGTCCGAAGGCGAACATTACCCTCACTTCGATAGTTAAAATTGCCGCCAAAGCGGACTGTGGTCTGGAAGAAACCTATTACGCGAAGAAAGCTTTTATTCCTGAAGTCCTTCCCGAATCCCAGATCGCAACCCAACTCCCAAAAGCTCTAGCCGTTTCGGTCAAAGCTACGGGCAGATCGGGACGGCGCAGCTACAAGTGGGACGCGCATGCGAACTCGGGAAAGGGGGCGCTGGTACAGCAGATCGACCCGTACGAGGATTATTATCGTTCCTACGCCGATTATTCGACCGATGTCGCAGACTCTTCGGCCGCAGCCGTTGAACACAATCTTCGTCTCCTGCCTCCGGCCGAAGAGAAAGAACCCAAGCTCGCCTCCACCATCCCCGAGTGGCGTTCACGAGAAACCTTGATGGCGATTATCGAACGAGATCCTACGATGTCCACTCTGACCTCTTCTCAAAAGGAAGATCTCCTCGATACCTTGTTTGAAGAGCAGATGACGTTCTATAGTATGTTCTATGAAACAAGCATCAAGGACGATATTAGCCGGACCGCCGACCTACCGTGAGAGTTTGACCCCACCTCCGGCCCTGGTCTGGAAACTCACCTGCGGGGGGAAGTTGCTTAGTGAGATAAGCTTCTTCCCCATTGCAGTTGATTTTTGGGAGGTCAACCACGAAACTCCACTCAATGGAGTTGCGGTTGAATTTGTGAATGACTTGGAGATGCAGGAAATGATTGATGAATTGGTGCAATGTTCTCAAGTTGGATTAGGGAGGTTTTATGAAAGGAGACTTGAATGAAAATCCTCCGATCCCGTGATGAGAAATTTAGAGACGTAGCTACTCAACTTTCTCGACTTGGTTATCTTCTTAGTTTGGAGAAGTGGGATAATACCTCTATCCCTGGATGGCGGCTGGACGAAGGAATTGTTAGAGAAGTTCGCACTTCCAAAAGTTTTCGGTTTTGGATGGAGGACGATGAAGATTCTATCCAACTTCATCTCGGTCACCGGGCTTATGGGATGTCATATCTAATCCCATACCCTCTATGGATAACCGGCTCCGAACAATGGACTCTCCACTCTCGTCGTGGCTTACAGTATCTAGATGTTTGGGTAAAGAAACAAACTCAATGGATACATCACTGGCACACTAACCCCTTACCTTGTGATGACCAAGATCTATTCCATTCAATCAAACGTTGGCTTAAACAACCAACAGTGAAGGAGATTATAGAAGCACATCAATCTCGTAAAGAACTACGAAAACAATTGGAACTTTGGAAAACGCGCCTCCCGATTCGAACTGAAGGCTTCAGTGCGTTGTATGTTTTAGGGCATATATTTTCACACATCACCCCTAAAACTCTCCCTCGGGATGTTCATTGGACTTTACAACGGTCCTTCGAACCTCGTGTGCGTATGTTTTGTAAGAATGTATCCTGAGTAGATTCTATGCTAAACTAACCGACCGCCCACTAGGGTAATATAGTATGAAAGGTTAGCGAATGGAACCGCAAGTTATTGAAACTGAAACACTTAAGCCCTTCCCCTTCGAAGAGCGTCAAGCCGCGATTCGGTGGGAAAAAGTGGCCGGATTGATGGAGGATTATTTCCATGAACCAGACCTCCAAGGTATCCGGGTTATGGCGTCTGCAGCTGCCGCCCATCATATTTTTCCTCAAGCATCCCCAGTATGGTTGATGTTGATTGGGCCATCCGGGTCTGGGAAAACAAGTCAAGTTGGGCCCATCCTGGAACACATTCAGGATGTTTATACTTTATCAAATCTCACTGATAAAACGTTGCTGAGTGGTTGGAGGGCCGGGGAGAAGTCCGGCGAAACCGGACTCCTGCGACGTCTTGGGGAGTCTATTATCTTCTGGATCTCAGACTTTTCTTCAATCTCATCCATGAGTGGTGATGCGAAAAATGCCATCGGATCTCAGTTTAGAGAAGTCTATGACGGCTCCATCTCCAAGAACTGGGGGATTGGAAAGACAGAGGAATGGAAAGGGAAGTGTACTATCCTCTGCGGAGCCACCCGTGCTGCCGAAAAAGCTTGGTCGTTGATGCGGGATCTTGGGGAGAGATTCTTATATGTCCGCTGGAGAGTGGGGGACATGGAACAGCTTGCATTGCAAGCCTCTGTTCAAGATGATCGACATGATATGCGGGAGGAACTGGGGAGATATGTACGAGAATGGCTTGAAGGATCTTTAGTCCCATCCACAGAACGACTAACCAGAAGTGAAGTCGAAGCTTCTGGTCTTCATCTCGTTGCCTCACTTGTTGCTCGGTATAGGCGATCAGTGGATCGAGATCGTCAGGGACAGATTACAGATGTCTCAGATACCGAAGGTCCAGGTCGGATCATGACCGCTTGTTGGTTAACCGCGAAAGCTCATTCGAAGTTGATGAAACGGACCACACTCTCCAAGGAAGACTTCGAAATTGCTCAACGAATCGCCATTGATTCCATCCCCCCGAGACGGTGGTTTATCACTCAAACCATTCGACAGATATGTTATGAACGTAAAATGGAATCCGTACCGTCAGCAGATATCCTGACGCTTGCTCGTAAACTTGGGCATACAAGTTTGAGTCCGGCCACCCTCGACCGTACTTGCAACGAACTAGCCGCTGCGGATATTCTTATCAAAGAAGAATCCTCTGGACTTGTTTGGTGGAAGATAAATGACTGGACTGAAGAGAGGGTAAGATGCTTGGAAGATTTGGTGGGGTGAACAGACCACGAACACTATTTAGTCGCTTATTGTATAATTCACGCTGGGGGGATAGTCCAAATCAAGTACGTGCCAAGATCGTCCTTCTCGTCGAAGATGTCGAGAATGGAAAAGCGATTCGTTGGCCTCGTTGGTCGATCTCGCTAACGTTGGGTGATTACGAAACCTTACTTGCCCTGAAAACAATTATCAAAAACGCCATCGTTAAATGGCTAGAGGAATCAGATGATGCAGAAAGTTAGAGAAGTTATTGGATATAAAGTCAAGGGCCATACCATCCACCCCTGTCCGGAGGCTCGACTTGATGGAAAGGTTATTAAAACCTCACTCCAAATTATCCTAGTCGCGATTATGCTTGCAGGAGGGTTAATCATATGGTGACCGTATGGGACAGCGGAAAGTCTTGGGATTATCGGCCAGACCAAATCCAGTGGATCACTGACCGTTCTCGTATGACCATTTCATGTGACTGGAAGCGCTGGGCTAAATATCATTCCGGGCCTGCAAACATCGGAGTGGACTCAATCTACAAAAACGAGGAACTCGTTCTTGGTAGTGCGGTGCATAAGGGACTTGAGTTGTTGCTGCTTGAACACCCTGAAGATACCGCGTGTCAGGCGGCATACGACGAAGTATCAAAAGCACAGATCGCTTTCGGAGAGGCTCAATTGTTGGAGTTGCTGGGTCCAGATGCTCTTGCAAAAATTCGCCTCGAACAAGCTATCCTTGCTCAGATACTTGTTAAAACCTTCGCAAGGCGTCACTTGGATAATTTCAAATCCCAATACGAGATCGTCTCCATCGAAGACGAAATCAACTGGCCTTTATACACCGAAGATTTCGAATCTCAAGTCGCCATTGTTGCATCCCGTCCAGATGTGATCTTGAAGGACCGCATTACAGACGCTCTCATCGGAGTCAGCTACAAAACAGCAGCTTCCTACGATGTTGAACAGCTCAACAAATTCCGTTCAGACTTGCAACGTATCACGGAAGGTTGGGCCATCACGCATCGTTACGGACGGGATTGCGAAGGCATTCAATACATCTACTTCCTCAAAGGAGAGAAACAACGAGACTCGAACTTAGGCGGAGCCCGACGTTATTCTTCCACTCTTATCCGACCCTGGCTACGAAAGAACCTCGTCGGAGCCCCCCAACCTTCTGACTTTCGTATGGTTGGATCTTGGACTGGCGAGGATGGTAAAACCCACAAGCTTGGTTCCACCTTCGAACGGGTTGACATCTGGGAGGTGATGGATGTAAATGAATGGTTTGAATGGTTGGATCTGGGACTTGTGGATACCGAACGTGAACGAGACTGGTTAGCTGAGGCTATCGCTATCCCAATGATTCAACCCTGGAATCGCCCCCAGGCAGAACGCTGGCTCGCATCTGCGGTCAATCGCGAGATCCGATTCATGACGCAGATTGCCATGGTGAACATTGGTAAGACTGTTGACGAGGAGTTCTATCGAGACTCGTCCTGTTGTTATGACTTCAATAAACCTTGTCAGTTTTATGATATCTGCTGGGGAGCGGACTCCCTCCAAGCGCGATTGATAAATGGAAAGTTACAAGTTCGAGAACCGAACCATCCAATTGAGATACTTATCTTAGGAAAGGATACCAATGGCAATTCAAACGAAACCGCCAACACCGGCCGCACGTCCAGCGACCTCGACTCCAACACCAACTCCAATTGAGCCAACACTTCCGATTATCACGTTCGAAGGTGAACGAGTTCCGTCTATCATCCCTCCGGATTTTAATGGACTTGTTCTCGTAACGGGTATTCGGGGTCGCGGTAAAACCACCTTCGCCCTTGGAGCTGATCGTGGACAAAACATCCTGATGCTTGACTTCGAATCCAAAGGTGAGTCTCTTGCAAGACAAACCAAGGTTGGAGGATATCTGCCCATCCTTGATATGTGTGCTGATACCTATGGCTACAACTTTCGCCCTATTCATGTTTTTAATATGATTAAGGCAGCATTCGATTCCATCCCCGCTAACCGGTTCACTACGCTTATTCTGGATAATGCTGGATGGTTGCAGGATGGGTGTTTGGCAGAAGTGAAACGTTCCCCGATGTCGTATGGCATTGACCCCGAACGCGCTCTCAAAGGCAATTACGGTGGGGCATGGCCGGGAGTGAATTACATTCTCAAGTCTCTATTCTCCATTGCCCAATCCAAAGGAATTCGTGCCATCATCGCCACCTTCCAGCCCCGTACCCCTTGGAATAATGGCACTCCTTTGTTGAACAAGTTCAAAATCACGGACCTCGCTGTGTGGCATGAACTCTCCGTAGCGTCGTTGGTTTTGGTTCAGGGGCTCCCAAAATACATGCCGGCCCCCTCGGCATTGGTCATGAAAGAACAGCTCGCTGAAATGGAATGGGATGAAGAAGCCGGTGAGTTGAAAGTCCGTCGGCGATTGCCTACGAAACTTCCGAAAGCAAACTTTGCGACGATCTATAACTATCTCCGTAATCCCGCTGATCTGCTAAACCCTGCTGAAGGCGAAGTCGCTACGGCGGAAGAACTCAACCCCTGGTTGCCTACCTTTGGCAAGGAACAGCTTGCGGAGATTCAACGTCTTGCTGATGCAATGGCTGCAATTCGTGGAGCTCAGACCGAGGAGGTGGAAGATGCCTAGTCTTGTCCGCTTCTGTGGGGCTTGTCAAACTGAATACGCCCGAAATGTTGATCGTTGTCCTAAAGATCGCGTAACCCCGGCATTCAAGCACAAGTGTGATGTCTGTGGGAATCTATACAACTTTGCAGATCATGCCAGTGAATGTGAAGTACGACATCGTGATTCACAACGCACTGGTATTGATTGGTCTGCTGTACCTGATAACACCTGTCATGAGAGGTCATAATGAGTTCACAAACAATCACGATCACTGACCGAAACACGGGACAACGAGTTCGGTTTTCTCTTAATCAATCTAAGATTTTGGAAAGTCTTCAGTGGACTACTGAAGATCTCCGGACCCAGTTTGGGCGTAATTACAAAGCTTCTCTCAAACCCCTCATTGAAAGAGGGCTCGTTCGCGAACTAAAGTCTGGAGTCAAGCGCACTGTCTCAGGACTCCAGGCTCGTATTCAACTAGCTAGAATGGAAAGGAACTAACATGTCTGAAGTTTTTGACCTTAACGATCCCCGTCTTAATGATCTCCCTGTTGAGGATTTCGATCCGGATGGATCTATGATTCAGATTCCTCCGGCTCCTCCGAGTGATGGGATTCATACAGTCCACCTCACTCTCCGTACCGGGGGTCAGAGCGAACCGATTTATGTGAAGAGTGACGATAAAGGCACTCGAATCGTCGCTCGATTCTCGCCCCGCTTTGTGAAGGATGATGGCGGTTTGGGTGGTTTTCTCAAGGATTTCTATGCCTCATCCAGCGTTCCGACGGGACAGTCCACGTCCTCTCTGGCGGTTCTGTGTCGAGTGGCTGGACATCCCACGAAGCGTTTTGCTAACCTTGGCGAATATGCCGATCACGTCAAGACGGCTTTTGATCTCCCGGAGGGATTTCAGGCTCGCGCCAAGACTCGTTGGGTTCGCTCGGTTCCGTTCGAGAATGAACAAGGCGGTACGTCTTACACTGAAATCCAGGGTGAGGCGGCTGTTCGAGCATTCAATCTCGAAGAGGTTGTTCGCTATCGAGCTGAACGGACTTTGGATGAGAAGACCCTGGAACTTCTTGAGGCCAATCCGCATCTGTACTATGATGCCAAGAATGCTGAAGTGAAGTCTGTCCAGGCGCAGATTCGGAATATTGAGGAATAAGTTTGTGGCCATTGTCTTAACCTAGAAGCGATGGGATGAAGGTCACCATAGGCCCATAAGGTGGTGATAGGACAATGGCCACAATCAATGTAACTGCGGCGGCGTGGATGGACACGCGGGCATTCGTAAAAACGTGCGAGCCGCCTGACTGGTTTAATTAGCCAGAATCGCACTGACTCATGGAAACAGAGCCGGTATCGAGTCCGGTCCGCAGTAAACAAGATTTTTGAACGCGGGGAGGTGGGCTTGGAAGCAGCCACCCTTTAAAGAGTGACTCGCGATACGTGGTCAGATGCCATGGTGGAGGAAACCCACCGAGTCTGACTTTCCCTGATTGATCAATACCTGGAGATGGACGCCCAGCTCTGCAATTAGGGAATGCCGCACCTGTCCAGTCGAGAGGGCCGCAAGGTGGCTAACTACCATACCCCTCTTGGTAACGATAAGGTTAGCCGTGGAGTCTTTAGCGTAACAGCACACCCGCATCGCCCCATCGCGCGAGGGAGTCAGTTGTCGAAGCTGGCCGGTGATTTTCCGGATATGGCGCAGTCTGGTAGCGCACCTGTTTTGGGAACAGGGGGTCGCAGGTTCAAATCCTGCTATCCGGATTAGAGATTAGGTGATGAGATGATTGAAGTTCGATTTCGAAAGTATTGCGATATATGTGGAGTCTCAGAGGATGATGATATTCTTTCGGGAAAATCCACAGACTTGATCCCAATATCAATCATCTTTGAAGATGAGGTTGGAAACATAGAAGCTTGTCCTGAATGTTCTATGGAGATAGAAATTTTTGATGTTCAAAACAAAACAATCCGCAATGTCTCAACCCCCTAAAGTCACTGTTCAAGACATCTTCGACTATCATGCAGAACTTGATAGACAGGCTTTTAGGGAGTCAATTAAACCCTCTCCCTTTGACTACTACGAAGCTGTGCAAAATCTATATCATATCCAACATGCCCATCAACAAGCCCTACAACGGGCCTTACAACAATCCAACTCTCCCAGTTTACTGGGCTCTATTCTAGGAAGTGCTTTAAAAAGTTTCCTCTAGCACGCGACTCGGCTAACTGGTAAGCCATCACCCACTAGGCGTGATAATCAGGGTTCAAATCCCTGGTCGCGTATGTGACTCACGCGAGTCACTTTGGACGTCGGAACTCTAGGCGTTCATTCGGTATAGAACTGAGACTGTTCTTTGATTTCCAGGGGCGATCCCCCGACTCAGTTCGTTTTGGCGCAGAGGAGGTGGGGGTTTCAAGAAGCTGCAGCCCCCACCCCTTACTCAAAGGACTTATATGACTTGGTTAAATTATCTCCCGGATATTGACCCCATTGGCATTCTTCTTATATTCTTAGCCATCGTTGGTGTAATTATTTACATCATATCCCTTTTCTTAGGAGACTCTGATGGCGGAAAATAAAAATCCCACTAAGCGTCCTGGTTGGATTCGACGCCCCACGTCAATCAAACCAAAGTGTTCTATTTGTCACCACAATCCTGTTGATAAACCTGGACAGGCCTGTTCTCCCTGTCGTGCGAAACGTCGAGGTTGATATGTCTTCAAACACTCGTCGAAATTTTTCCATACTTCTATATCTCTTATGCGTGGCTTGGCTAATCTACTTAATCGGCAGTGAACAAGGATGGTGGTGATGTCTGACCTGCTAATCATAACCAGCTATCGGTGGTCCTCAATTGCTACAACCAAATGGGCATCGACAGCTCAGTCGATGGGTTTGGATGCGAAGACTTATACTATTATCCCATACATCCCCTTCGCCCCATCGGCTCGATTTTATACTCTCGAAGAACTCTCCGCCTATCGGGACACTTTGATGGAAGAGATTCAAAAACTCTCCCCCAAAGCTATTCTAATGATGGGCGATCACGCTTTCGGAACTCTCACTGGGAACTACGGCGGCAAGCGGGCCCTTAAGTATATGCGTGGCTTTTGCTTGCCCACCTTTGCGGGAATTCCGGGTATCGGCACCTTTGATCTCGAAACATTTAGCAAGTCAGAGAATCGCATTTTCCCGCAACAATCCAAACTTCTTGGGCTGGTGATGCTGGATATTTCTTCTTGTTATTCCGTCATCCAAGGTCGTTTGGCTCCATGCGTGGACCCTTCGACTGAAGTTCGAGTTCATACAGGCACTGCCGCCTTGGCCGAACTTCTCAAAACTGTTCAGGCCAACCCCGATGCCTTACTTTCCTATGACTTGGAAACTTCCAAGTCCGCCCTCGAAGACGAAGACGAGCTATACGAATTCAGTCGAGATGAAGATCCAACTCCGACTGAGGAGGAACCGGAAGAAGAATCTTCCGAGTGGGCTACTGGTGAACTTGATACTCAAAAAGCCGCCATCACCACCGTCCAATTCGCGTTAAATGATTCCGAGGGCTGGACCGTTGAGTGGAATTCGGAAACAGTCCCGCTAATCAAAGCCCTCTTCAAAACTCCTAACGCTAAAGTTGGACACAACACTTGGTTATTTGATAATCCAATCTTAACACGTCACGGAGTCACTCTGGAAGGTACTCTTCATGACACTCTCTGGTTGTGGCACTCCATCCAACCCGACCTCCCCGCACACCTTCAAGGCGTTGCTCAGGTCTATGGTTGGACCTTTCCTTGGAAACACATGTCGGGCACTCACTTCGAATTCTACGGAGTCGTAGACGTTTGTGCTGTTCATCGAATCATGTCCAAGCTTCCCAAAGATGCCGAGAGACTTGTTGCCCCCAATGGCGCTAATGCATGGCAAGGATATGATAACTTTACTCGACGCTTTCACACTATTCTCCAAGCAGTCGAGCGACGAGGGATTCCGGTAAATCGGGATAACTTAAACTCCTTCCGAACCTGGCTAATGGATCAGGTGACTAAATTCGGACAAGACCTTCAACCTCTTATCCCCACCCATCTTGGATCTCACGTACCTCCAGATGGATACGCCAAGTTACCGGAGGATATTCGAGAAAGAATCCTAACCCATCGTTCGGATCTCTTTGCTCCGACCATTAAGATTAACAAAAATGGATCTACTAGAGAGATCAAATCCAAACTCAAATGGTCTGATGTCTACAAATCCATCCAAGAAGGTCTCGAAGATTGGACACCTGAAATAACCGAAGCCCTCAAACTCGGTTATATCCAACTCCCTAATGGCCGTTTCGCGCGCAAGCTTCAGTGGAATCCACGGTCCACTGACCAACTCAAGTCTTACATCGCCTACAAAGGTTACCCAATGCCAACCCGTTTCAAAGATGGCAAAGCCACTACAGGTGATAAAGAACTAGAAAAACTTGCTGCCAAAACTGGCGATCCCGTGATCAAACTTGCTCGCGAATATCGGGCCCATTCCAAAATGATCAATGCCTACACGGGCACTCTTCAAGATGACGGCTCCATTGTTGGAGGTTGGAATCCAGGACCAGACGGCCGTCTCCGCACCACCTTCACCTTCGGCCCCGCAACTTGGCAACTCGGCGCGCGTAACCCAAACGTACTCACGACTCCCAAACGTCGAGCCGAACTTGCTAAAAAATTCCGTGCCTGCATCAAAGCAGAGCCCGGACACAAACTTGTCGAGATTGATTTTCGAGCCTATCACGCTCGTACCCTCGGACTCGAAGCCCAAGACGCCACCTACATGCGGATCGCTGACATGGATATTCACTCCTTCGTCACCGGTCACCTCGTCAAGTGGAAGGGAATCGAAACCGCGCTCGATCTCAGCGACACCGACCTTCGCGCCCTCTTGGGTGAAATAAAAAAAGCCCACAAATTCATCCGCGACTTCAAGGCCAAGCCTTGCATAGCGGAAGGTGAACTGGTTCTAACATCTAATGGGCTAAAACCTATTGAACAGGTGCAACTTACAGATAAAGTTTGGGATGGGCTTGACTGGGTGAACCATGATGGAGTAGTCTATCAAGGTATTAAGCAAGTTGCTAAATACGATGGGCTTTGGGCTACTATAGACCATGAGGTATATACAGATGACGGCAGGAAAATTCCTTTCTGGAGAGCAGCATCCGAGATGGTCGGGATCATACAATCAGGAAATGGTGGGCAAGCGATTCGGATCAATAGAAATCATTTCACCGGAGATAAAACGGGAAGGCAAGCATCGCAAAGTTCTAGCCAAATGTCACGAAACTGGAATAGAAAAGTGGACTTGGTTAGACGCCTTAAATGCTGGGCGAGTGACTTCCTTTATCCGAAACGGGGTTCGTACACAACTCCACGCAGCTATCTTGGGAAGACGATACGACGCTATAGTTGCTCGTTGTACAAACCCCTTACACAAACATTACAAGAGCTATGGTGGACGGGGAATACAAAATCGTTTCAAATCTCGGATGGAGTTTATACAATGGGTAGTAGAGAATCTGCCTCACCCAACCTATCATATGCAGGAGATAGATCGAATCAACAACGATGGTCATTACGAACCGGGAAACCTAAGATTAGCTTCTCGACAAGATCAAATGAGAAATCGTCGAATTACTCTAAAGATTATGTATCAAAATCAACTGATCCCACTTCGAGAATTTCCGAGTCCATACGAATACAGTCAAACTCGCAAATTAATCAAACAAGGTTTGACTGGGGAAGAAATACTAGAACGGCACGAGTCTATGACATCTTAAATGCAGGGCCAAGAAAAAGATTTACGGTATCCGATAGGTTAGTTGCAAATTGCATCCTTGGAATCGGTTTTGGAATGGGCGCTAGGAGAATGTTTTTTGAAAATAGGGAGAATTTCGAAAACGAAACTGAAGCCAAGCGTCTGCTCGACCTACTCAAGTCCCTCTTCCCCAAGGTCTTCGCATGGCAAGAAGCCATCTGCCTCGAAGCGGATCGCCGCAAGATGCTTATCTCTCGTTGGGGGGCTGTACGTAGATTCCATGAAGTCTTTCGTTGGGAGAAGACTTTAACTGGTTGGAAACCCAAAGGCGGAAAGGATGCTGAGAAAGCCAAGGCATTTCTACCCGCCAATGACGCCCATGGAATGCTTCGTCATAAGCTTCTGGAAATGAACTCAAAGGGATTGCTCGAAAGGTGGGAGCTGATCAACATCATTCACGATGCTGTCCTATTCCACCCTCCCGATGAAGTCGTGGAGGAGTGCATCCACATAGCTAAAGAAATGTTGGAGGCTCCCGTAACAATTCTCGCCGATCCAGTTGTGTGCCCGGACGGTTTTGTATGTGCTGCCGAAGCTTCCGTCGGAAGTGATTGGGCAGAAATGGAAGGAGTTTAAAATGACCCTACCCGATTGGATGATCGCCTTGCTCGCGCAAGAATGTAAACTCGTTGAACCCTACGACTCCTCACTCGTCAATCCAGCGTCGATCGACCTTCGACTCGGAAACGAATTCGTCAACCGCTCCCCCCATTCCCTCACTTACTTTGCTTCTGATGGTTCGGAACACGAAGCGGCTCCGATGGAAAAATTCGTGGCATCGAAAGTGGTTCTCGTTCCTGGGGTGGCCCTCCTCGCCTCCACTCTCGAATACGTTCGCATCCCCGCAACCCCAACCCTAATCGAGAACCCGTTCTACTCCGCCCTCCAGGGCGCTGACGCGAACAATCCCAAACAATTCCTCCTCAACCCCCTCTGCGCTTCCGTTTATCTCAAATCGAGTGCGGCACGCCGAGGTCTCGACCACGCTCTCGCTGGTTGGGTTGATCCGGGATTCGAGGGCGAACTCACGCTCGAATTGCACAGCCACACCGAGGAAGTTATCGAAGCAGGCAAACGCTACGTCCAACTCGTTCCCCTCATGATGTTCGCCCCGCCCACCAAAGGTTACGGTGAGGTTGGACGCTACCAAGGTCAAACCGGGCCGACTGAAGCTCGCACATTGAAAGGAGAGAAATGAAAATCTGGGGATTTGGATCTCGTAACGAAGCCAAGACAGCAAAAGGAAAGCTAAGCCTTCCTCCAAGAAACGTGCTGTCAAACGTAAACCACTCCAAGTCGAACAACCTCCTCCGAAGAAGGTTAAGAATGACTAGAAGAGTTCAATCAATTGTTTTGATTCTCCTGGCAGGCCTCCTATTTTTGGGGGCCTATTTTATTTGAGGTATTTATGAATTTCCCATCAGAAGATGAACTTCGTAAACTCCTAAACGCTGCAGCCACCAGAGCAGCGGAGTGTGCGAATGAGTATATTAAGTTCCATAAATGGACTAACTGGAGTTATCAGGAAGCAGATGATGCAGATTTTGATCTTACAGATTTTGCGTTCATTTTCAAAGAATGGAAATGTGGTGATTATGAATACATTGCCATTCCTTACGCCCTTCTTGGCCAATCTGAATTAGAATGGCACGCTCGTTGGAAACGTGAACAAGATTTCTGGGAAGAACAACGTCAACGTGCTTTAGCCCTACAAGCTATTCGAGACGCGGAAGTGGAACGAGAAACTTACGAACGACTTAAAGCAAAATTTGAGGCACCAAAATGACATCCATGATTTCTCTCATTCGAGCCTTAGCACTTCTTGGCCTTGGACTTCTGGTCCTTGCCGCCTTATCCTGCAACTCTTTTGCAACGAAACTTCCTCCGGCCCCAGAATTTCTATACCCTGTCGCAGATAACGGAGCCTACGCCCCGGGCCTCCGTATCAATCTCTGCGGTACCAACATCGGCACCCCCGAATCTATCAATCCTTTCAATCCGCCAACAGTTGTTCAGGGCTACACTGTCCAGATCTCGGGCATCACTTCCCGAATCATCTACATCTCCGAAAACATGCTCGGGGTAATCGTCCCTCTCGAAGGACTCCCATTTAAAACCCGTCAATCCAATGTCTTCCCCATTCGGATTCTCCGCAACGGAGTCACTCTTCGAGTGTTTGAAGAGACCTTCCAACCTGTCAGTCCCTGGCTTGCAAACGACGGCGGTAGCGGAGCGGTAGGATTCGTTCGAACATCCTCCACTATGACCCCCATCACCCCCGCAGGATTCTTTATCCCATCCGAATTCTTTCTCCTAACCGTCTATGCTTCAGGTTGGGGATATGGTTCTGAAGGCTTTCGCACCCCACTTCCCAGAGGTCAATTTCTCATCACCGATGTCGTCACCGGAGATACTGTAGGTGAATTCACCGAAACCTACTCTGTTCAATCCGGCCCCTATGGAACTCGGCTCATCGGTTTCGAGTGGCCTCTGGAACTACGTGGCCGTTTCACCATTCGATACACTCTTCTCGGTCACACCAGTGAACCTCGTTATGTGGAGGCAAAGTAATGCGAAGCATTCAAACACTTATTCACTTGTTCCTAATCTGGTTTGACGACCTTACTCCATCTGAAAAGGCCTTATTCATGATAGCCCTTGCTCTTGCACTGGCTACCATCTCAATGGAGTTTCTTTTTTGGTCAATTGGCTGAGGACGCTGCAGGTGAAGGGGGCTTTACGCCCCCCGAGCTTTAAGCTCTTCGTAGGCAAGGTTAATCAGAATCGTAATCCACGTACCCTTCAGCTCTCCCGTCTTCACTTTCACCGCATCAAAGAACTGCTGTTCCCACTGCTTAAGCCCAGCATTATTATTCTGCTTCATAAGCAGTTCCCCTTCCTTCACAGCAAACTCCAGCCATTCACTAAGAAACGCCTGAAGTCCTGGTCGGGTAACCAGCCCCTTGAGAAACTTCAAAAACTTATCCACAAATTTAAACATCAACTTTCCTTTCCACCATCTGCAGCGCCAGCCGCAGTTAGAATGGTGATAACCAAGTTAATAGCCTGAACGGGCGTCACGGTTTTGGAATAAATCGCCAACGCCACCAACCCCGCGAACGCCATGAAAGTCGTCCAAGGATTACTTAGAATTGCCTTTTTGATCTGCATCAGAAATTGGGAATTCATGTTCACCTTTCAAAAACAATTGGCGTTCTGCGTCTCGCCGAGTTACAAGTCCAGGAAGTACTTTACCCTTAGCCTTCGACCACCGCTTGAATTCTTGAGCGGCCAAGGAAAACTTCCCCTGCTCCAACAACCGTTTCAAACTAGAGCGATTAAACGCACCAGTTCCTACATTAAACACAAACGAAACTAGCGCCGCCGCTTGACTACGAGTCAAAGGAGCCTTGACTGCCTTAACACAATCAATAGCCTTTTGCATATCCTCTCGAAGCCACTTCCGACTTTGTTCCTCGGAGATCTTATCCCCAAGTTTAAAAGTCTTAAGCTCTTCTTCTGTAAGCAAATGCCCAACACCGGCAGTCAGCAATCCAACTGGATCAGCATAAACTTCCAGCCGCTCGCCCTCATGTTGGCGAATAAAATCAACAACGCTATCGTCTGGTACATAGTTCATGGTAACCATTATTTAATTTTCTCAAGTTGTTTGTCAATCCCATAAGCTTCCCGTGTGAACGGGCCTATGGAACGCTTCACTTCCCTCTTCTGCATTTCAAGAGGATTGGCTTCTTGTCCGAATCGCTTTGCATAAGCAGCAATCCCGTCCTTCCCAGTCACTACCTGTTCCCACATTGACCGCTTCATTTTCTCATCCGCGTTGAGATATGTGGGATCTTTTAAAAACGCCTCGGCCTGACTTTCAATCATCTGAGTAAAGGCCTGATTCTGAACTCGATCAATAACGGGATCAGTATCCCGAGGTAGCCATTTATTAATCGACACCCCCAGACGACTGATCTCAGTTTTCGCAGCCGGGGCCCCCTCGACCAACTTCACCCCAGTGAACTGTGCCACACCGGGATGCATGGACAATTGAATAGGATTAGATTCTCCCGGCAAACTCAAATTCGGTAACCGTCTTCGCAACCACGGGATTGTGTCCATCGAAGGTCCGAACAGGGGATTTTGTTTCAGATCCTTTTTAACATTCTCCTCAGCATTAAACTCGGCTATGGCATCTCGGAGATTTAAAGCGGGTCGAATCCAAGTAGCAAAGAACTGCCCAGCCCCTTGCATCATCTTAGACTCTTCTCCACTCAAAGGTTCCGACCCACCCCACATTTTCTGAAACGCAGTCAAAGCCGCCGAGGTTTCCGTATCTTTCCGTGCATTAAAAAACACCTCACTCCCCTGTGCGGCTACCTTCTTCCAATCTGTAATTCTATCCTTTTGATAATTATGAATTGTATGCGCCATGAAAAAGAACGCCGCAAATTGGCCCATCGCTCCACGGGCATCAATATAAATCGGTTTACCGTCCTTGGTTTTTCTACCAGTCTTTAACTTATACCACTCATCCCCAAAGATAGAACCTGCAACACTTAGAATCCCAGCATACAACATGGTCCCAATGGCCGCTTGCGCTAGACGATGTTGGTCATGGAAATCCATATCAGCTCTGGTCTTTCCATTCGCCAGTTTAATTGCAGGCCGAATCGCCCCCAGTGCACCGTATTCATACCAAAATTTCGCTCCATTGAACATGGCCTGCGGGAGCATCTCACCAACAGTATGGCCCAATATTCCCATACCGTTGATACCTTTGATGATAGATGCAACTCCGCGTTCAATGCCCACAGTCCCCGGCGCATCTGCTTTTGGCTTATATGCAAATGTGAAAGTTAACGCAGCATCTGTAGCAGCTTCCATCGCTTCAGGTGGGATCTCTGCTAGCTTCCCATCAACCACCATATCATGCAGACTCATGCCTCGAAGCGCCAATTCCCGATCCAACGCTCCCACGAAATAAGGACGTCTAAAGAAAAATTCCTGAAAGTTGGAAGGTCTTAGTGGCAGATCGTAAATCCATTCCACCTTATTAAAAGTCTTCCCCAACAAACTTTCATTTTGCTTAAGTCTCTCCTCCAGAATCTTAGTCCGAGCTTCAAACTTCGCCTTCACATTTGGATCATCAATAGTGGGCATGATTTCTCGAACCAACTTAATCCAGTTTGACGGGTCTTCATTTCGAGTTTCAATTCCGGAACTCAACCCATGTAACTTACTATGATAATCCGGAAAGTATTGCTCTAACGAAGAAACCAAATCATCGTAGTGTTGAAATCTCTCTCCTCGTCCCAGCTCAACCCCAGACCAGTTAATCTTAGTTCCCTTAATAACTTGACCAAGTTCTTTAGGATTAAGACTCATGATGACATTAATCGCAGGTTGAATCGCTTTCTTTGCCATCTGCGCCCCAGCATACGCGGCTTCCGCCATAGTGGCATCTGGTTTGGCTTTAATAAACTCTTTCCGTCCAACAATCCATCCGGCCATTGCCGGAGTAACCAAATCCAAAGGCAATCTAGCCACTGTAGTAATCACATTATTCATCGCAATGTGTACAGTACCAAGCAAAGCCTTAATCTGCAGAGCACTCAATCTCTGATACCAATTCTGTCCCAATTTGGATCGCTCCAAATCTCCCAGCACTCTTTCAACAAACTTCCTTTGCTCTCCCAGTTTCTTTGCCAATCCTGGATCATCTAACAGCAACTGTTTATAATGTCTCTCCACTTGAGCCATCATGGACAGTACCCTACCCGCAGTACTAACCGTCCGTTGCATAGCTTCAGCATAATCGTCCCAAGTCAATCCATGCTTGGCCAAGGCTTCTTCAACTTTCTCTGGTCTCAGATCTCCCCTCAAGATCGCGTCTTTAATCTGAATAGTTGGCGGAATGCGGGGATCATACTTAACTCCCTCACTATCCATCAATCCCTTAAACACATCTGCAGTTTTTTGAATGAAGGGATCATTTACCACTACTTTAAAAAACGGATCACTTTGCCAGTCATTCTGAAAATCTAACTTATCGCGCCCTTCTGGGGGTCCGTCCCCAGTTGGGACTGGATGAAGTTCTTCAATGCGGTCTTTGCTTTCACCGGACTCAATCCCCCCTTCCGGAGATCCCGATACTGACGCGCGAATTGCTGAATCCTCCATGCCGAAATCGGATTGGGAGTTGGTCTTTGCTTTAATGGCGTCGATAGAATTTGGGTTTGCACGTTCTAAACTCCTTGCGAGATCAATCGTCTCGCTGATATTTGTTCTTAGTTCAGCGGCTCGAACCATTGCGTCAATGGCTTCGATGGCAGCATCGCCGTTGGTATCATAGATATGTTGAATGTAATCAGTCAGGTAGTCAATACCTTCACCCGTGGTCAGGCCTGTAGCTTTGATTGCTCCTTCAGATGAATCATGATAATACTGCCCACCCGCCACAAATGCTGCAAGTTCATAAGCTAGAATATCTTTTGCCTGACTAACATCTCTACCTTGAGCATAAAACTGTCCAACGGGAGTTTCCAGAAACTTATCCACATACGGATTTTTCTGGGCCCATTCTGAGGAATGCAAAGCTCTTAGATCAAACTGAGCAGGATCTAACCCCTCTCGTCGAGCCATTGATTCCAACGCTTCCTGCTGTCCAGCATGAAACGTTTCATGATGCGTAACTTTCTGAAAATTGATTGGATGAGTATTTGAGTTCAACAGAGAAATCGAACTCAACCCCTCAGCATCTGATGCTCTACCAATCAATCTCAAAGACTCTATCGCTTGCTGACGTTCGGGTTCTGTAAACAAAGAAGAGTTCTTAACCCTCTCCAGTTGTCTCGGCAACTCTCTCAAGGGGAAGTTCAACCCTCCCACCATCTTATGCCCTAAAGCCTCAAATACTTTGTCAGGCATGTACAAAACTGGAGCCTTTCCACTCTCAGTTCCATACACTATCTTATATCCACCTTCCTTGATCGAGTCTACGGCTTCACCAGTCACAAATTCAGAATCCGGACTGGAAGCCTCTGGCATCACCGATCCCATATCTTTCAACATCTGTTCCGTATCTCCCTCATGCCCGAGGTTAATGCGGCGTACATGATCTTGAAGATCCTTATGGGAGGTTAGATTTTCAATTCCTTCACTATCTGTAATCGCTCGATTCAATTCAATCCATCTCTGAGAGTCTCGTAAAAACTCTGGAGATGTGGGGTCTTGGGTCTTCATCGACTCCATCAAACGGGCAGACTCTTGGATAAACTCTTCCCGAGTCTTGGGAGTGAGTGCAATGATATGGCCAGCATCTCGGGCTCTTTGTTCCATTTCCGTTAGGTTTGGTTTTTCGGCAATGGATTCCGAGATTCGCGGAGAGTTGACATCGAAGGTGCCACGATTGCCCGTGGCGCTCTTGACCTGTTTGGGGTCGAAAGCAATCCAGACTCGATGGCCGGAAACTTGGTACGGAGCATCTGGAACAAGATCTAAGTTTTTAGAATGCTCTAATTTACCTCCAGTTTGTTTGGCATAACTTTCAGCTTCATCCAGAGTTTTAAATAGTTTTGTATTTCCATTATGACCACCTAAATGTGTAATACCATCGTACCCAAACTCTTTCAATTTCTCATTAGTCGCGGCCCTATCATTATTAAAAGTTAGAAAATTATATGCATCTTGATTAGTTTGTAGTTTCCATTCAGGAATACCTTGTTTAATAAAGTATTCTTTTAATTTGGAATCTATGGGAGCATCAATATCAAAAGGATTCTTAATATTATGATAAAGCTTATAAGCGTGTGGTTTATTTATTTCATCAACTAAACTCCAAGCTGCGTCCTCTTCAATCTGTTCATAATCCTTTCTTGTCTCAGGAAAATTCTTAAGCGCTTCCTTTAGCTGTTTAATATACTCTTTTCCTGTTCCAGGATTATGACCCATTGGATCTAATCCCCGCTCCTTAAGATACTCAATATAATCAGGTTCATACATCAACAAGCGATCATTCAAAGCCGAATCGTAATTAGGACTATTTCTTAAATTCTTTAGCTCATCGGGTCCCACATTAGAACCCTTTGTACTAGCGTATCCTCCTTCTCCGGCAGCCACGTCTCTATCCTGCGTCATATAAAATCCCGGCCCATATAACGCATTAGGATCTAGCTTACTAAAATCAAGTTCAGTAATCTCTTTCGGAGATTGCGTACCGTGAAACACTTCAATCGGATTTCCCTCTTCGTCCGCACCTCTTGATCCTTTTACAAATTCTTTAGCGGCATTATGGTAATCTTCAGCAAACGAAGCTCGAACATTCTGTACACCATCTTTATTGCCTACTTCACTCAAGTCTACAATTTCAGTATTTCTCTTTCCTTCTGAATCTGGCTGATGGTTTAGTTTAATAGTATCATATCCAGCTTTACGAGCCTCAGTAGCCAGCCAACCATCCAAGCCATCCATTGAATTGCCATAAGCATTTGGGCCAGATAGTTCATTTAAATATTTAGAATGATCTCCACCATACACATCATTAAGCTGTTGTTTATCTATATAAAACAAAGAACGCAGTTCTTTATCATCAACTCCCAACTTACGAAGAGCATCGAGTTTATTATTAGCCTCTAAAATATTTTTTGGATTTAGTCTATGACTTTCTGGTCGTGACTGCCCATCAGCTAAGTAGTAATAAGTTCCTCGAATATTTCTATCATTTTCCGAAAGTTCTTTTCCAGAAAACAATAATCCATCTTTTCTATACACCCCCAAAGAACTATTAACCTTCGGTTGTTCACTAACCCCATCTCCATCCCCTCGACGAGATTTTAGAAAATTCTTCCATAGTTCCGGATCTGCCACAGGATTGACAAATAATTTCTGACCCTCATACAAAACAGATCTCTTCAACGTTTCGGGAATTACAAAAGAATGTACCTCTTCATCTCCTTGACTCTTGCGTTCATATTTCGCCCCAAACTTCTTGCCGATACTTTGAGCGAATTTTGGCAACTTCTCATCATATAGCAACCTATGCATCTGTCCCCCGATAGACAGATCAGAGTCCTTAACCACACTTTGCTCAAGCAATTTCTTTGCTATGGACGGGCCAACATATTTTTCCAGTTCTTTATCATTCTTAATTTCAACATCTGTCACAAACTCCCCGTTCTTATACCCTCTTAAAGTACGACCTCTCGGGCCTGGGAGCAGATGCAATTCATCTACATTTTTTCTAGTCACATCCTCATACATTGCAACCTGCGATTTTCCAGTAGGCCATACAATTTCATCATATCCTTTTTCCGCCGCATACCGAAGCATTCGCTTAAACATAAGTTCATGCCAAGTATTTTTAAACGGAGCTGCCGGAGGTTTCTCATTTGAATAAAAAACTCCCTCTTCTGCATCATAGACGGGCTCTGTAGAATAATCCGCAAGATGAATATCTCGATCAACTTTAATTTGTTGATATTGCTCATTCAGTTCGTTGAACTTAACTAATATTTCCGAAGGTATATTATCTGGATCAAGATTTCCATAGATATTATCTATATCATCCATTTGCTGTTTCAGTTCTTTTAACTTTTGTTCCATTGCCTGATACTCTTCTACAGCAGTAGTGGGCATTTTGGGCTTATATCCCTGTTCACGTCCCGCTTGATGCAAGTCGGATTGTATCTCTTGAATCTGAAGTCGTGACTTACCAGTAATCGGATCTTCAGCTTCATTAAACCGAACATGAGCCAGCAACCCTTTACCTCTTTTAGAAAAGTGAGGAGCCTCAAAATCATTAGGTAAATGGAAAAGTAACTCTTTGTAATTTTTGCCTTGCAGGGGTGAGTATGAAGCATACTCTGGATCGAACCCCTCAGTTCCAGCCCTTTCTTGTTGTATCTCGGAGTTTAACTGTCTGGTTCTTAGAAAGATCTCATGTCGATCATCTTGAATTTGTCTCCACTCAGCTAAAGCGTTGTTATACAAATCGTATTTAGCTAAGGTATCCGCAGATAATTGATCCTTAACATTAGCAAATGCCCACCCAACACCGTGCTGTAGCAGATGTTCAGGCAAACTATTATTTAGATTTGACTCTATAGTCGAAAACTGTTGCTCAGACAGCTTCAAAGCCCACAGCAATTGATTATCTTTTTCCTCTAATGCCTGCCGCTCTTCTAGAAGTGATTTTAGTTTTGGCGTTTCCCGATCAAATCCTAAAACTTGTTCAGTTAATTCTAACCTGTTTTGGCGAATAATTTTCTGCAAATCGCCTTTCAGAACTGGTTCATTAGTACTTTCTTTTTGATCTAAGAAATCCTTTAATCCAGACCACTCATATTCTTCTGCCTTAATTCCCCTTTGAGGATCAGTCAGCATAGCTTTAGCTTGCTCGACAGACATTTTATTTGGAAATTTTTGTTCCACTACTCGTTCTAATTGAGAGTAATACCAAGGAGCAAACTCCTTTGGAGTATCCTTTTCAGTGGATAAAGGTAACCCAGAAAATAGTCGAGTCTCCGATGGCGATAATCTAGGATAATGTTTATCTGAATATTGAGCAATCCCCATATCAACCAATTTCTGCTTTACTTGGTTAATATCGGTATTAGCTGCAGTAGTAAAAACCTTTTGCCCAGCACCCAATATCCCCCCAATCAATCCACTCTCCGCCACTCCCTGACTCAACGCTCTCTGAGGATCATATCCCGCACCAATCTTCGCATTCACGTTATTCAAAAAAGTCTGCGCAGCCATCACCCCAGCCGGTTGCAACGTCTCCTTAGCCCACGACTTCCACCCCTTCTCCAACAAATCTCCCTGCGCTTTCGCAAGTCTCGCCCCAAAAGCCTGCGGCCCCAATCCCGCCAGACTCCCAATCACAAGTCCCAACCCCGCACTCAACTTCGCGGTATCATCATCCGCTCCCGACATCTTTGCTTCGTCATAAGCCTGTGCGCTGTTCTGCAACGCCCCCTGCATCACTGTCCCCAAATGTCCGGTCAATGCCCCAATCGCGGTCTGAGGCACGAACGCCCCTAGCGCGCTCGATAGATGATTCACAAAATCATCCTTCGTCACCGGCCCACTGTTCGGCTGGAAGTACACCTCATCTGGAGACGACGTTCCCATCAACGTCTCTCCCATCACCTTCGCACCCTTCACGGTCTGCAACAGCGTCTCTCCCGCACCCTTTGCAAACGAGGTCGGCAACGATTGCCACTGACTCATCTTCGCCGCAGCTTCCGTCCGTCCCTTCATCCTCGTCGCCTGATCCTGCTGATCTTTCGCTCGCTGCAGATCTCCCGCACGTTGCAAGAAGTCTTCGGTAGTCTCCTCCGGCAACTTAAACGCAGTCGCGGGTTTGCCATCCGGTCCCAGATTATACCCCTGCATCTGACCCACAACCTTATCAGTGAACGCCTGCGAATCTGGCATCTTTCCCTTTACCTTAATCGTTGGCTTCTTCAACTTATATTGTTGCTGGATTGCATACTCTGGTGTAGACATCTCTCCTAGCGTCTTATAAATCTCCGCCTTCGGTTTCACCACCAAAGGTTCGGCAGACTTCGGCCTAGTCACCTTGGCCTTCACCATAGGAGTAACCTTAATATCATCAAGGGTCAACTGACTCTTCGCCGGTTGACCCCCATCGTCGATCTGCAGATCATCAAGAGTAATTTCAGCCATCATTTCACCGATTCAAATTGGACCGCTCCATAGGGTTGATCTTCAGTAGGGGGAACAATCGCTTTTACTTTATACTTCATTCCTCCATAGTTCACCAACTGTCCTACCTTATACTTACTAGCCGGAGTTTGCGCAGTGCCAATTATAAGTTGACCGTCAGCAATATTTCCTGGCTTCCCTCCAGGTCCACTATACGCCCCCGTTGCATCATAAACCGCCCCGCCTCCTCCACCACCAGTTCGTGGAGCCCCGACTGGGGCAACACCCCCAAACGTAGCTTTTGGTTTCGCCCACCATTCATCGCCTGTTTCATAGTAATCAGGATAATTCGCTTTCAGCGTACCATGGTGGGCTCTCATTTCAGCCTCAGACTTAACCCGCTCTTGCATGGCTTCATTATAAGCTTTCAAAACACCCCCAGCTTTTTCAATAACCATGCGAGCCATAAAGTTATTTGGGTCAGGTGCAGATCCATCTGGTTTAGTAAACGTCCCAGTCTGTCCGTTAAAAATCAATCCAGCTTGTGCAGCCGAAGCATTCAACTGAGCACGTAGCGTATCAGCCGTCTTAGCCGCTGCTTCGGTCTTGGCTCTAGCATCAGCCCATTTACTGTAAACCCCTTGAGCATTCTGTTGTTGCGCTTGATCAATTCGAATACGTTCAGCCGGTTTAATTCCATCAACAGCACCTGCGGCTCCACCGGCTTGACTTTCAAAATACTTCGTCTTAGCCGCCTCCATACCAATCAAGGTCTTCAACTTATCAACATTCAATCCCTGTTCTGTGGCAATCTGCGTAGCCGCTGAAGTTTTATCCTCGTCACTCGGAATTCCCCTACCCGCTTGCGCGGCAATTACCGATGCTCGTTTAAGCACATCTCCTGAAGCTTTCAAGTGAGATTTCTGGTCTTCCAATTCCTTCCGATTCGCCTGCCGCAAATCTTCCAACTCCTGCTGACGTTGCAACACCGCCGCTTCTCGATCAGCCAGTCGTTGGTTCAAGTAAGTCTGCTGCAACTTAATCTTTGCAGCCTCTTCTTTCATCTTGTCCTGCAGGGCACTCTTCAAACCAATCTTTCCCTGCGATTGATCTGCCGACATTCCACCCACCAGATTCGGAATCGCCCCAATCCCCTCCACCGGGGTAGATCCCGCAGTGCCCTGAATTTCCATATGCGGTCGGAGCTTCGCCATCTCCCCGGGCCCAACCAACGATCCCATCACATCCCCATACTTTTGATTGAGAGCATCCGTAACCTCATTCCTCCCCTTCCCAGTGATCTCATCCCAAAAACTTCGATGCTTCCCCTTCAACCCTGCCACTTCCGCCATCTGTTGAAACAACAGTGGTTTCGAGTCATCATCAACCTGATCCAACATACTACCAAGCATGGTAAGAGTATTCTTACGCGCGGCGTCTTCGCGTTCCTTGGCCTGCATATTCTGATCATTAATAGCTCCAAACAATCCATGAGCCAAACCAGTTGCAAAGTTAGGCATACTTAACCTCCACTCTTACCGAATCCGGTACCGCCAAAGATTTTAAAATTCCCCAGAAACTTACCCAAGGTTTCCCCAAGTCCCGCCATATCATTTCCTGTAATCTGATTCTGAGCCATCGACCGGTTCGACTGGTTGTTATAAAGCCCAGACAACTGCTGCCCAGCCCCCAGTCCTTGCCCAAGAATATTTGTCCCCATACTTCCCAAGGTCTTATTCAAATCTCCCAACTGATTTGCGCCTTCCCGTCGTCCAGCAAAAACCAAATCCGATAACTTCCCTTGTCGATTCTCATCTGCCTGAGCCAGCGCACTAACCCGTCCACCGCCTCGGGGACCAAAGGTGGCTAGGTTATTTGCCATGGACCTATACCCCTGGTTAATCGCCCGACGCTCCGGACTCAAAAACATATCAATCGCGCTTCGATCCCCGCTTACCAAAGGTTGCCAGAAGTTTTTCAAATCCTCCAACCCCTTCGTAGCTCCGGCAATCATGGGCTTTGATTGATCAATTGCGTATTTCCCACCCGCAGACTGCGCTTCAAGCAACGGCTTCAACAACGCGTATTGCTGTTCCTGCAACTTCGCCTGTTTCTTTGCCGCACCCTTACCTTGAATTCCCCCAATCACTGAGGAACCAAGTCCAATTGCCGCTGGAATAGCTGCCGCCATGCTAACCTTCTTTCTCCACTGGTACTAGATCCGTGTACAGTGAGTCGTAAATTTTCACACACAGAGGATGTTTACTTTCTTCAAATCCCATCTTCTCCGTCAATGCTTTGGCGGTGGGATTCGTCGGCTGCGTATAAACTCCCGGAACTCCTGAAGCAAACAAATATCCATCCATCATTTCGGCCATCTCGCGCCAGATACCCTGCTCACGATATTCCTTCTCAATCATAATAGGTTCCGCATGTGCTACAAGTTGAAGACACATAATACCAACAACCTTCGGAATATCCATGTCAATGGCCGCGATAACCTTGGACCATTTTGGATCAAGTTTCGGAACCTGCTGATCCTCAAAAAACTGATCCGCTAGATAATACTCTTCCTCATTAAGAAACCGATAAACAATATTCATATCTGCGTCCTATGTTGGATCGACAAATGCGGTAATCCATCCATTAGCATCCCAGGATATCGACCCATTTGCTCCACCACCCGTTAGTTTCGGAATAGTTATCGTATGTGCGGCGACTCCAGTGGGGAGAGTTATTCCGAGAGCGGCCCTAGCCGTTGCCGCGTTACTAACCGAAATAACACCAGAAGTTGTAGTTCCAGAAATACTGAACCCAACGCCAGTGGCCGTAAGTGGCACGGCTTGTCCTACGAAATTTGTATCTCCAGCCGAAGCCAACGTAGATCCACCCAACAAAGGATCAGAAGCTGCCGCGATAGAAACCGACAATCCCGAGGGACGCTGGGTGGGAACGATCCCCTTCCCACCGTCTCCTCGACTTCCCTCACTAACTTTAGTCAACAAGTAATTAACCCGATCAAACAAATGCTCCAGCATCTGCGCCACTCGGGGATCCAAGTTCGCAGGCATACTGGGATAATATTGATTCGGGCCACTACTCATACTCACACCGTATAAACCAAAACATGAATCTTCGCGCCCGCCGAGCCACTACCAATGATCAATTCATCCGCAGTGATCCAGTTAGCACCCGCCAGATACTCCTGAAATTCATTCGTCGTAGTGATCTTATACCCATAGTCATTGGGGACACCGGCCGTATTGGCATAGCTGCCCGATGCCGGGACGATAAAACAATCCGCCGAATCCGCCTGAATTCGCACGGAAGCGAACCGAACGGGCAGAGTAGACTGATTCAAACCCAACAAAGTCGTTAGGGAGTATCCCGTATTAGCCGACGTAAGCGTTAGAGTCTTTGCAAAAATCATAAGTTCTCCTAAATTCTAGCTCCACCGTTCGATCTTGATACATCTCCAAACGGGCGGATTATAACATACTCACCAGTTCTGCCCCAAGCACCGACTCTCAGAGCTAAGTCTTTTAAATATATAGCGAAAGGGTCCGTGGATGTGACCACATATTTTCTCATTTTACCCTTCCGAGCTTGTAGACGAATGTATGATCTTCGTACACTTGCCGCAGAATTAGGGATCGTGTAAGTAACTGACGCTCCGTCTACAATCTCTTCCAAGGTCAAATCCGTCGTGGACCGGTGGCAAATCATTATATCCGCCACATGAGAGAACGCCGGAAGGTCTAGAGAAGTTGACTGAATATCCCAACGAGTTGCGGATGCCGGTTCAGGTTCCACAATCCATTCAACCCGGAAAAATCTCCAGTTGACACTATTATCGGTCGTGACGATACGGACCTGATGAGCGATAAAGGGCAACCAACTGTATTCTTTTGTAACCTCGCCATTGTGAGTTACGTCCGACAAAATGGCCCCAGTCAACCCTTCGTCATATTGAATCGTAATATCCTTGGGTAAATTTCCTGTATCACAAGTCAACCTCATCCCCTGAACCCACTTGGGCCCGTCATATCCCGCCGTATCCCAATCAGTAGATCTCAAATCCGTATACACTGGCTTGGGCAATGCGGCCGGATTCCACTCATACAGATACGTATAATTCCCATTACTGGTAGTCCAGTTAAGCTGCAAGGCCACCGACCGCACTAACTTATCCGCCCCAAACGGAACTCCTCGAACAAATCGCTGTCTAGTAGTTCCCGTCATCGTTTGGTCTAAAACTTGTGTGGAGGTATTGTTGTCAATCAACAACGTCCCACTCAAGGTATTTCCCCCCGGAACGCAATCAATAGTACAATCTCCAAACATCTTGGTTCCCCGAGTATCGCCCCAATCCTCTTCCCGAGTTACCAAACTACACAGAATCCCGCTACCGTCATCTACCTGACTCGTTTGAGTCATGTAATAAAACTTTCCAGTAGTCGATCCCATTAACACTGTATCAACTTGCAGCCCTTCTTCACGAAACATCCTTTGAGCTGTTGGAGTAAATGTGTCATACATCCAGCCCTGAGTCAGGAAGCTGTAATATAAATTATACCGATTCCCATCAATACCCTTATAAGTAAAATACAATCCATCTTTGGAGTACGTCAACGAGATATACTTCTCATCTGCCGAATCAAAACTAACAGGAGAAAGATACCCAATCACATTAGCATTGTACGTAGAGCCGTCTCGACGGAAGATTGGGGATAAGGCATCATCAGTCAAACTCCGAGGCACATCCCCTTTCGTGGCATAAATCCCGTCAAAGGATACGAAATAAATCTGATCTCCAACAGTCAATCCCCAACGCCCGGCCAAGCCTTTTCCAATTGCAGTTTCTTGAGCATAGAAATCTGACCCACCGCCAGATTGCCCCCCGGAAAAACTTGGCAAAATTCTCCACGACCTTTGATTCGAGAACGCATAAATTATCCCGTCAAGTATCGCCCCGTTCATCAACACTTCAGATGGAGAACAAAGCTCTAGATAATTAGCATCCCCAACACTTTCGGGGTCGTTACCATTAGTCCAGTACCAGTATCCTGGATTAACGGGATCGCCACAGCCGTGAATAAATTCCCCACTGACGCCCCCGCCATAAGGTCCAACAACTACAGGCAGAGCCTGTCCATCCAACTGAGGTTCCGGTATTTGAAAACTAACTCCGCTCAATGTACCAGCCGACTCGTTTAATTCCACATACCACACACCTCCAGCAGTAGTGGGATTACTATAAAATGTATACGCCTGTTGGTTGATAATAATCTGTGTTCCTCTCAACCAACCTGCATTCGCAACAAAACCACCGGTAAATTTAACCTTCGTACCTGCAACATCACACGTCCCACTTTTGGGAGTATCAATTCTAGGCCACGGTTTAAACCTATCAAACTCCAACATTGGTTGAGTAACAACAATATCATCTGGCAATGTATCCGTATACGTTAAGCTCCCGCTTGGAATACTTGCCACATAATGATACGCTCCCAAGCTCCCACCAATTCTGTACAGATCAAAAAAATCTGCCTGAGCATCAGCATATCCACTTGGGATAGTAACACTCACCGCCTCTCTCTCTGGATATACAGGTGACCGCATTGGAGGAGAAGGGTTTGATCTCGAACCAGTTGAACTATTTCGGGCCCGATAGACATACGTATAACCATCTAAAGCCCCTGTGGAGGATGGGGAAGTTGTTTGGCCTATAGAAAAATCCGCACCATAACTGCCCCCAATCCACAGGGCGTCCACGCCAACATTGACCGCTGCAGTGGCATTCACCGTCACTGCAAAGGCTTTAATATCTTTCCATCCTCTGGAAGTATCCGATCCGACTCTTTGAAATTCCGTGATAGGAATCTTAAGCTCTGTCCATTGTCCACTCCCAGCAATGCCGGATTCGCTAAGTGCGCCTTGTCCAGAATTAACAAGGAAGCCATCACCAAGCTGACTATTAATTTCATCCAGTCGATCTCTACGAAACTGGCCAATACCGGCGAAACCAGTATCCAGATTCTGACTTTCAATATAAGCTTTTTCATCCAGAAGTTGCTGACGCCGAAACTCGTCAATCTGCTGACGCTGAATTGCGGTCTGCTGTGCAGTCAAGGAACTTGACGTTTGTTTTACAGCGGCCAACAAATCAGGTTGACGAATGGATTTGAAGTAATAGTTCTTCGTAAAATCATTCGTCGTTGAGTCGCAATCGAATTGGATTTGAATTTCACTTACCAGACTGAAATCCGAAACCAAGATTGAGACATGCACATAGTCAGAAGCTTGAACGGGCCGGGTAGCCCCCACATTGGTTGATGTTAAGTCGAGTGCGGCTGTTTTCGAAACTGAAGACAACCCCGAACCTGCGACCGCTAATTGAACATAATTAGTACTCAGCGTCTCTGCCGTGGTGTGATTGTTGGAGAAGTAAGCCCGGAATGATCGGAAGCCGTCCACTGTTTGTCCCGCACTAAATGTTCCGGAGGTGGAACAACGCAGGGATGGAATACCGTCCAATCCCATGGTAACCGACAACACTCGAACATTCTCGGTAGCATTAAGTCGGATAATTGAGTTTCGTTGCAATCCAGCTGTTGGGGTAGCCAATTGAATTGTACACAGTCCAGATGTTCCAGAGTCATATAGAATACTCCCTATAGTTGTCGAGGCAATCTGTTGATAGATAGATTCAATAATAACAGTCTCGACATTGGCGCTTGTCGTAATAAACATTCCCTCTTGCCAATTTGTGTCAAGAGTCGCGGGAACAACGCATGCCCATCCAGTTGTGCCGGTATCAAAAAGAATTTGTGAAATGGCAACTGCGCTAGCTCTTGCTACCGCACTAACAGCTCCGCCAGTTCCAGTAAACCCGGCAGCACTTTCACAATCATCAATAACCTTATAAGCATTTCTTGCTAGCTCAGCAGTTGGTGCGACTAATGGCGCACTCAACCCCCATTCAGTTCTATTACCAAGTACGTCAAACTTACCTAGTCGGGTATCATTAGCCAGAAACAAATAAGGCAATGGAGATCGGTCAGGCCGGGCTATGATAGATGTATACGGATTAGAACTATACCCACTATCAACCAAACTAAATGAGGTATGAGCGGCATCATCAACATAAACTTTTCCATCTGCAGTAGCTACCAATCGTCGGTAAGTTCCTGCATTGTTATTTGAAATACGTTTCGCAAACCAAATTCCGGCCGTACTACCCCCATCCACATCCGCAATTAAACTCAACCCAGGACGCTGTTGCCATTCGCCTACACGATAGCTTCGGAGATTCTTCATCAACTGCGCCCATTCAACCCCGAGACGGTCGGATGGCAAAGCGTTATTCATTCCCCGAAGGAGAAATTTATTTGATTGATTTACATACTCAGCCATCAATCTTCTCCCAAGGTTTGAGTAACTGATTGAATCTCAGAGTCTTTCTTAAATGGAACCGTCCATCGATTTTGTTTGACTCTCCATTGTAGCGTTGGATAGAACACGCCGGATGCGGCTACTCCGGACTTGAATGTATTGGCCCGATCAATTAGAGCCTGATACTGAGGCATCATCATTTGGAATTCAGCCCCTTGAATTTTTACATGACTCAAGTGCTGGCAGAAGCTCAACAACATAGGCATCAGATCAGAACTAACTTGGATGTAGTCTGTGTCACTGGTCGGCACTATGGCCTTTCGAACCATCTCAACCGCAGCATCTTGATTGGTGGATGGTACTTGATTACATCCAAACACATTCCAGTTCATAAGATGAAACGTACGTGGGGAGCCTTGTACACTTGCCCAAGTTGGGCGGTGGAGATCCAAAGACGCCAATGAAGTAACTGAACTTCTGCGTTGATCAATATTAGACCAGAGCAGGGACTGATACCTATCAATCAATATCAACCCATCTTGAACACGTTGATTGGCGTATTGAGCTATCGCGGGCGCATTTGAAATACCATCACTGGAACAGATATCCGCAATGGTCATGTATTTCAACAACCAAACCAAATCATCTGGCAGACCTATTGGTGATGCGTTAATCGTTGGAGTAAAGGTTACCCCACGAGTAATTTGATAGGCACTAACTATGTAAGTGGTTCCTGGAGCTGGCCAAAGATCCAAACTCAAATTAGGAACATACGTTGTCGAATAAGCTTTGGGGCGAGATAGTTCTGGAGCATAACTACTAGGCGTAGTAGTTTGAGCCTGATGTTCATCTATAGACCAGATGGGTAAAGGTTGATTTGTGGAGAATGTATCCTGAACCGCAACCCGGAGAACTCGAATAGCTGTCTCATCCAAAGGTAATCTCTGAACCCCAGCCGCGATGTTATAGGACTGTTCACTGGCAATCATTCCAGTTAGAGCTAGAATTTCATCCCGATTTCTTTGCAACGCCGTAACGATTTGATCTAATGAAAATTGTTCACTTCCGATCCAGCCTCCACTCCAAGTAACAATAGGAGGTTCCATCAGAGCGTAACAAATATCATTAATCACATCACGGTCAGTAATGGTGGAACCCTGAAGAGGAGTTCCACCACTATCTACACAATCCACCCTTACATCATAGAACGCTTGCCCGGCCACCAAGGGAACCGTAGCCGTAGCCTTCCAGTACCCAGTAGCCAGACCCCAAGTTCGAAGAGCTTCTTTTATATAACTCCCCAACTCGTCATCCGTCCAGAATACTTTGGCGCTATCCCCAAGCAACGCAGCTAGCTGTGTCTTGGCCTGAGCAAAAGTTGTATGAGTATAGGTGGTCACTTTTTAGGCGCTTCCTTTTTCGGCTCTTCCTTCAGAATAAAGCCCTTACCGTCTTTGGAGAGTTCATACTTATCCCAAAGATTCTCTGGAATACCGGCCGTACGGAGTGAACCTCGAAGCACTTCCACTTGCTGGCGCTGAAGCTCAGCAATCCGAAGCTGGGTGTTTTCAATAAGCAGCAACTCAACCTGAGTAAGTGGAATTTGCTTAGGGAGTCCTTTGTTGGAATCCTGCCCAAACGCCATAATCGCCCCGGTGAAAATAACCATCGCCAGAAGGGCAATGAAGGTTTTACGAATCTTATTTGTCATCTGCGTCTCCTTTATTCGATTTTCGATCTCCCCGTTCGAGGAGGTAAATGTTATCAAGTTTTTGATCTATTTTATCCAGCGTTCGATAAAGGCTTTTCCATTTTTCCTCATCTCTGCGCGGATCAATGTGAATCGTGATATCCTTCAGATGTTTCTCAACATCGTCTTTCCACTTCAATAAGTCTTCCAACTTCACGTACATTCTAACCAACCACGCGAAGTTAGACAAGAACAGCACCCCGATGGTGAGGTATTCCCCGATGTGCATTAAGCCCAATCCTTTCATCAGATGATAACTTTCAGGATAGACTTATCGGCTCCATCCGGCAACTGTGCGAGGATGGCCTGAACCGTCGTGTTGGCAGTGGCGAGATCGGCGGGAGCCAGCCCAAGATGCTCGCCCGTCAACTGTTCCACTTTCAACTCATCAAAAATCCCCTGCCCGCTCACCCGTTTCGAGATGGCCCGAAACTCTTCGATGGCTTCATAGAGTCGGGTGAGGGAACGTCGGAAGTTCGTGAGTCCGTTTTGAATCTGAGCATCAGTCATGTGTTTCTCCTATAGAATGAATAGAATCATCAACCCCAGCGTCATACCCACGGTCACAATCAATGCACCCCCAACCAGCCAAGGTTCATCCGAGTCTTCTGGTTTGGGTCGAACGATAGAATGTATGGTAGTGCGTTTCATTAGTTTTTCACATCAGCGCCGCGTTAAGGGCGTCGAACGCCTTCCCGCCTTGCGCGCCCAACATGGACGCGGAAAAAACGAGAAGGAAGAGAAGGAAGAGAGTCTGTTTCATAGTTGCTCCTATTTAACGTCTGCCTGCGGCATGCAATAGAGGTTGGTTCCGTCCGAGTAGCAATGGAACTCATCCCGCGCGTTTGCGGTTGTCGTGAAAATCCACGAGCCGCCAGGGAGCTTGATCGTGGAAGGAAGGGTTACGGAGCGTCCGCCTGTAGCATCCTGAATGATGGCAAGGATGTAGAATCCGCCGTTCTGGATATTTGACAGTGCAACGGTTGTCGTCCCCGTCACAGTGAGTTCGTGTACGGTGCCATTTGCAAGATTAAGCGTCTGCGTTCCAGAGCCGCTGTAGGTCTGCCGTCGAACCTTGACCGCGCCACCCGACGCAAGGCCGACGTAATTGCCCGCCGTCGTCGATCCATTGACGGTAAACTGCGCAATATCGACCGTGTTCGAGGATGCGCTATCCGCCCGGAGCGCCACGCGCGAACTGGACCCGCTGACCGCGTGGAACTGCGCGCCGGTCGAAGACTCTTTGTTGACGCCGACCGTCGCGTCGCTGAGGACCGCCAGGCCCGCCGAGAAGTTAACCGTGCTTCCCCCCGTGCCGCTCGCGGCGGCTTGAATCTTGAAGGCGTTGCGGCTCGCGTTGAAGCCGAACAGGAACGCGGGATCGGTCTGGGCGTACACGAAGTTCGCCCCGTTGTAATAGGTATTGAGACCGACTGCTGCGAGGTTCGAGGACATCCAAAAATCGTTCCCGAGTTTGATAACACCGGTGGACGTGGTGAAGCTGCTATTGTGCGAGGAATCGAAGCGGGCGAATGGTCCTGTGCCGATCCGGATTGCGCCGCTCCCCTTCGGGTTGATGACAATATCTTCGTTCGTACCGGAGGAAAGGGCCGTCAGGGTAACACCGCTCCCTGCCGCGTTGCCCGTGATCGACAGCCCCGTCGCCGCGCTCACAACGTTGTTCACGAGACGAAACACGGGATTGGTTGAGCCGTTCGGGCCGGACTCGAACGCTGCGGCATTGCTGCTTGTCTGCACAAGCGTTGTGCTGCCGTTCGTCGTCAGGCCAGAAATGCCACCAAAGGAGCCCGCATTGTTGTACTGAATCTGCGTGTTTGAGCCGCCGGGCGTCCCGGAACCCCCACTTCCAATCTCAACTTCCGTGCCGTCGTCTTTCTTGTAGTAAAGAGTCGAAACGCCGGTCTTGTCCTTGGCGTAAAGATAGACATTATTGGTGGCAGGCGTCGCTGCCGACGAAATTTCCGGCAACCGAATCCCATTGCCGTCAAGTCGCATTGTCTCTACAAGAGCGTTCTGCGAAGTTCCCGAAGATCCAGCAGGAGCGATCTGCCAGATAATTGCGCCCCCCGCGCCCGTGCCTGTGCCGCGCGATCCCGCGAAAGTCCAGTTTGCTCCCGCCGTGTTGCTCGTCCCCGCGACCACGTTCTGCACGCTCAACGTTTGCGCGACGGGGGCGGCGGCGTCGGCTGCGCCGAAGGCGAGGTTGGCAGCGGCAGCGCGGCGAAGGGTAATGTCAAGCGTCGCTCCTGAAGGAGACGACGTATTGGCAAAACCAAAAGCCATGTCAGAGCCAAGCCCGAAAGATCGAACCGCTCCGGTTGATCCCCCGAAAGATGCTGCAATCGTATTGTTTGTATAAAAATCCAGCACGTTGCTCGTGCTCGTGCCAATCTGAATACGTCCTGCCCGAAAAATATCATTTCCGCCAATGGTCATCCCTGAAATGACCGCTTGGTTGTTGATCGTAATATTTCCCGTCCCCTTAGCATTTATCGTGATTCCTTCATTGCTTCCGCTACTTAACGCCGTCAGCGTCACGCCGCTCCCCGCCGCATTCCCCGTGATGCTCAGCCCCGTTGCGCTGCTCGCCGTGCTGTTCACCAAGCGGAAAACGGGATTCGTGCTGCCATTCGGCCCCGACTCGAACGCCGTCGCGCTCGCACTGGTCTGCGTGATGGTCCCGGAGAACGTGGCCCCCGCTGCCGCAACCGTGCCCGTCAGCGTCGGGCTCGCGCTCAGCACCGCATTGCCCGTACCCGTAACCGCATACTCGCCAAGCACGCCCGCGTTGTTATAGAGCACTCTCGTGGTCGTACCACCAGTAATCGTGGTCGTACCAACAGTCAAGCTGGAAGACCCACTACAAGCCCCAAAGCTCAGCACCCCGCTTCCATTAGTCTGCAAGCATTGACTCGCACTTCCATCAGCGGAAGGCAATGTCCAAATCCTTGTAGTGGCAATATTATCCGGAGCCTTGAACCCAACATAATTCGCCCCATTAGCAGCAAGCTCCAGATATCTAGTCTCACTTGTATTCCCCGCACTGGTCCCAAAAGGATTCAACCCAATATACCCATCGTCAGGATGAAGATTTAAAACAATATCACCCTCGCCAGATGTTCCAGTACTTTTCCTAATCTTCCACTGAGAGTGCGTACTCGACGCACTCTGCCAATTCAATCCATTCGATAACCACAATCCAGAGATAGCATTGTACGCACCACCCGCCCACCAGATGCCGGGACCAAACGTCAATCCCCCTCCCTCAAACGGCATCACCAATCCACCCTGAGATCCAGGGGCACTCGCGGTCCTTACATAAAACCCAGTGGAGGCACTCAGCCCCTGCGCAGTAAACTTCCCTGTACCTGTAGCGTTATTCCCCAGCACCAATCCATAGCTGTTATTCAAGGTCATCCTCAAAGTACCATCAGTACTCCAAAGAAGATTCCCCAAACTACTATACATTCCGCTATCACTATCTCCCGAAAAACTATAAACCGGACGGGAGGCACTACCGGATTGTAAGATAATCCTCGAAGCATTTCCTGAGGGATCCGTTGTCCCAGTCAAACTCCCCGCAAGGCTCGAATTAAAAATAGCATCACTGAAAAAGTTGGATACTTTCAACCCATTTTCGGTTGTACCCGCCAACAGCTCAGGTCGCACATAAGGCAGCGATCTCACCTCAGCTGCATTCCATTCATAGAAATCCGTAGGGGTGTTGGTGCCACTCACATAAAACGGTGCATAACCTCGCGCGTGAACAGGTTGCGAGTTTGTCCACGCCGCCGTGCCCTGCAGGGTGAAAGTACCGCCTGACCAGATCCCTAGCTCTGTTCCACTCAAAAACTGAAAATAGATCGCCGTCACTGTTCCGCTGGAGGGGGAGATGAAAGTATTCCCCGAGTAGGTGGATCCCCCACTGCCTGTCCGAAACTCCCATCCTTTACTCTTAAAATCCTCAACATTATTTCCAGTAAAGGTTGCCCCAAGAACGTAACTATCTGCGCCATCTCCATCGGCCAAGCTGCGCCCAAACCTACCCCAGATAGATCCTGCCCCACTATCCGGCTCGATACCATTATTAGCAATCAATACCGGATTACCGCTATAAACCCATAAACCAATTTTATTAGCCTCAACTGTTTTGAAGTCCAACCCCTCAAACACACTAGCACTGCCTCCCTGCACTTCTAAATGATTATCTCCAATCTCATCAAATAAAAGATTCTTAAACCTTCCCGCGAACATATAAGGGATATAGAGCCCTTTGCCTCCGCAATTGATAAAAGAAGAATTCTCAATACTAAACTGTGCAGTGCCACCCGTAGCATCAGAGATCGAAACACAATGACCACTTGTTCCTGACGATTTTCCCTGTCCCTCAAACCCAATTCCATTAATAGTAAAATTCACCGCAAAATTGGCAGAGGTGATATTGATAATAGGATTATTTACCACCCGGGCCTTAAGAATAGATTTCTCTCTCCCATCTCCCTCAATCCGCAATCCATTAATACTCTGCGTGATGGGATCAGTAAGATAAGTGCCTCCCGGCAGGTAACATAAAAATCCTCCAGCAGCCTGACAAGCCGTAATCCAGTTCTGTAAAGCAGTTGTACTATTACTAACCCCCGTAGGATCCGCCCCATAATCCAACGCATTAACCGCATTTCTCAAAGTCTGAGTCTTAAGCACACCTCCACTGATTGTGAAGGTAGACCCTTTACCCAAAGGACTAATAGTAGTTCCATTCGATGCATAATACCCAAGATCTCCGGTAGTACCTGCGTTGATGGTACCCCCACTCATATAACTTCCCGCCGCACTATATCCCCCAGGACCTGTCAGTAAAATCTCATAAGTCCCACTAGCACCGTTTGTACTCAACACCCTGCCAATCACCTGACGAGTGGTTGGGGGCGTAGCTCCACCATCCGCACACTTACCCGCAGTAGTGCTGCTTGACACCACATAATTCCCTGCGGTAGTGGCACCATCGAACTCACAATTATATCTTCCAGCAATTGCGATCTGAGCACTTCCAGTCGTGCCCGCACTGGCCACCACAATCCCCAGAATGCCTGAGGTGTCACTAGTCCCAGCTAGGATAGCCGTACTCGGGGCTCCCGTTAGCTTCGCCAACCTATCTTGAGTAGTTCCTGTAACCCCCTCATTTGCAACCTCCAACACCTGCTGTTTAGATTGGAGATTGAACCTCCCATTAACTAAAGTAATTTCGCTGGTCCCTACTTGATTTAAAATAGAATTATCAAGGCTGGAGGCTCCAGACCATTTTGCGATTCGATTGGCCGTACCACCACCACTCAACCCACCACCTCCGCCACCGGGAACCACAACCCACCATCCACTTCGCGTAAAGGGCGTAGTAATTCCACCCCCACTAAACTTGGTATCATACCGGCCAACTCCCCCATAAAAAGACCAACCACCATTCGCATCCGCAACGAATGGGTTAGCTTTGGGGGTTCCAGACTCATCGCTGTAAATCGTTGACAGTGTGGTAGTTCCACCATCGTACACCGTCACCGTACAGCTTGGATAACTACGTTGAACCTTCGTAGTAGACGTACGTCCATCGGTCGTAACCGTCTGACCACCATCTTCACAATACCCCTGAATCTTCTGTCGAGTTTGAGCAAAAGTTCCACCCGCAAGGATGGTTAGCGTCATAGCCAAAAGAATTAGATATCTCTTAAACATAAATCTCCTCACGGGTGGAATTGAAAGGAACTTGGAACTATTTACTTACCAACACGATCACCGAAAGGCGTCTGAAGAGGGGAAGCGATACCACCACTCTGACTACCCGATCCAGACGAACCGCCCGAACCCATCAGCATAGCCGGAGACGTAGACATCGGAGTTTCGAGTCCACCATCTGTACCCATATTTTCCCCAACACTCACCGCACTCACGGTCGGCATAATGGTTGGAGACTCTTTGTACAAACCAAAGGGCCCAATACCACAACCACCAGTTTCGATACCGGGGCCTGGAGCCGCTTTAATATCGTACCCCATACCTTCATTAGGACCGGCAATCTGACCCTGCTTGGTGCCAAGACCGCCACCAGGGCCACTGCCCCAATCCCAATCGCGTCCACCATTCATTTTGTGAGACATATCTAATTCTCCTTTACTGATCTAGCCTAAACTTATCTTTTTGATACTGTTTAGACATTTCGTTATGCAACCGATTGTGGTAACTTTTTGTGCATATCAACAAGTTGCAATTTCTATTATCTAGCGTATCACCATTTATATGGTGAACTACCTCATTGGCTTTAAGCTTTCTACCTAAAACCGCCTCTGCCTTGTGGACGTGAACGCCAACCGTTCTTGATCCAACAGTCATTTGCCAATAACCTTTGTGCAAATATCTCCCAGGAATCTCTTCGTCTGGAACAGAAGGGCCGAATTTCTCCCTCATATGCTTTCTTCCCATTTCTGCAAAAAGCCAGTTGGCAAATGATCGGTCACATAAAAGGAGATTACTGAAATTGTTGTTAGTTTTATCTCCGTCCCAATGGAAAACGATTTCGTTAGATTCAAGGGGTCTACCTAATCGCCTCTCCATTACAGCTACATGTTCCAATTTCCTCTGATCCCCATCCCAAATTAACACATAACCATTTGAGGTTAAAGACTTTTCTTTTCGTTTGATCTTTTGTCGATCTTTAACCTGCTGTGTTAAACATTCTCTGCAGAATCGACGTTTTCTAACTGTAGTGGTATTTATTTTTCCTGTCCAAATCAGGTCCCCACCACAGGTTTCACATCTCTTAGTGTTGACTTCATTTGCAACCCACTCACGCTGAGCTTGCCATCTGACTTCATTTGCACGCTTATTCGAATAGTTCTTATTTTTCATATAAAAAGCATAGCAAATTTGTAAAGCAGAGTCAACATTAATACCAAGCACCGCTAGGCCACGCATGTCGTTGTGCAAAGTTTGAGTCGATGGGCCAACCCGGTCCTGGCCACCGTGGTCTCTTGCGTCCAAGTGTAACCGCTCGATTCTTATCCTGGCGAATAACTTCATCCAACTTACCCAAAGGTCGGCCAGGTTGTGATTCACCAGAATAAATTCCTCGGATATACCCCAAGGCATTACCATAAGCTTGCTTATTTGCTCGATCAGGATCGGCAGTCATGGCAAACTCATACGCAATCATTCGCGCTTTCATTAGAAGCAGTTCTTCTGGAATCTCTGGGGGGAGACTGTCAGTATCATTCACAAAGTCCGTTCCCAGTTTCCAGTACACTACTTTATACGCACGAGCAGCTCGTGGAGCTGGCCAGAGTTCGTATACAGGTAGCGCGGTATTCGAATCATAGAATCGATGGAAGATTCTCCAAGGATCTCCATTCGAAGATCTCTGCGGGTCTACTCGATCCAACTCATCGGAAGATCCAATGTCCCATCCGAATTCATATCCTGTAATGGGATCACTAAGATGATCAATACGGGCAAAGTCCGTTGAAAGAGGCGAGTAGTAGTACCTCAAACAAACTGCAGAGGCGGTAGTGCTGGTCTGCTCATTGTAGGGTCTAGCCAATGTGATAGTAGAACCCCAATAAAACGTAGCATTCGTAACTACTGTAGATGCAGCCGCAGTCAAAGTAACTTGAGTAGGACTAACATAAGCCGCAATAGTGGTATCCAAATTACCACCAGAAGCACCAGCCCCAACCACTCGAATCTTCTTTCCAACATCAGTTGAAACAAACGGAGCACTTGCACTTGTTAGTGTTGTTCCAGTCGCAGCTCCATCAGTTCCCTTCTGAAGATCTGTAGAACTGATCACATAGATCGGTCCACCATTCGTGCCAAATCGAAGTTGCCGGGAAGTAATGGGTGGATTATTCAACCCACCCAAGGATGCCATGGCATCATATCCCAGCGTAACGGTAGTATCGAATTGAGTGACTTGAAGTCCACTCAATCCAATCAATCCCGGAGCAAGCCAATACTCTTCAGCCTGAAGAAAAGTCCAACCATCGTAGGCGGTCCTAATAGCTCGCCAAGCTTGGTTGATATAATCCTCAGCCTGTTGAGGAGAAAGGATAGGCACGAAGGCCCGAAGTTGATTCGAATAAGAGAGAAAATTTCCCATACGTGCCTATCGAAATTTAAAACCCAGTAACTTTAACTCGGAAAGTCAAGGTACTGACATCAGTAGCATTCGGAACCTGAGCCATTGCGCCAGCAGCGCCAGCATCCTGCGCCAGCATGAGTTTATTGTTACCAGTATCCCACATGGCCTTTCGGCCATTAGCCGCAGAATTGCCCCCGATAATTTGCATACCGAAGATAGTCAAACCCAGACCAACATCTCGTGGAGAAATAGCATACCCACCCGTGGGATAGCTATTATCCAGCGCGATGTCCACAATCTGAGAAAAATATCTTCCGTCGCTATTTCGAGTCCCAGGAACCGGAGTAATCGTAAGAGCCATTTAGACCTCCTTATCCAATCACAGGCAGGAAACCAGCCTGATTGAGAAGAACGCGCTTGAGAGAGCTAGCGACCGGAAGTTCATAGGCCAGACCGACGATTTGTTTATATCCACCCGCCGTAGCAAGCGCACCAGCATCCGCCAGAGCATCAGCCGTCGCAGCATTCAGGGCGCTCTGGATAACAAGATTGCCCAGCACCGCGCTCGTTACCGAGCCCGCATACAGAACACTGGCCAGACCAGCAACCTGAATATAAACATACTCACCACTCGTACCATCACAAATCGCGATACCCGCCTTAAAAGCGGCCGGAGCTGTAACCGTGCTGGTAACCTTGAACTGCGCCGTACCGTTATTCGCAAGCGTATCCCAGAAAACAATCTGCCCACGGGAAACGTTGCTCGAAAGCTTCACAAGCTGATAGACGCCGTTATAAAGCGTACCAACACTCGTCTTCGAAACCTTCAGAGCATCGGCATCACTCGCTACCCACGTCTGACCAAGCAGTCCGCCAAATCGCTGACCAACCGTTTCAACGCCACCGATCTGCGCGAACGAACCGGAGTTAAGCCCACCCGGGGGAATCCACGGATTATTAGTAGAACGACGAAACATATAGTTCATCCTTTCCTGCGTTTAGATTAAAGCCCGGGGGAGCAGTGACGCAGATGCTCCAGTCCGTAGACGGCTCCCGGGCCCAAGGGAGTGAGAAACTCACCCCCTATTTGGAAGGCTTAGCTCGTGAAGCCAAAACCATGAATATTGAGACGATTCGCAACGCACTCCAGATTCAGAGCCGCGAGAGCCTGACCCGAAACGCGCGTGTTGTCCTGACCCGGCTTGAAGCCCGTCCAGCCAAACGAATAAGTCTCATCCGAGCTAACGCGCAGAATCCACGTATCCGTGTTAAGCATGAACAGCACCTCACCAACCGTCAGCGTTGGAGCCGCCGTGGAGTTCGGGAAGTTACCAGCAGGCGTACCCGTCAAACCGCTCGAAGCAATCGTGGTCGTCAGGTAGTTGCCAAGGTTCGGATCATTCTCACCATACGCGCTAGGCGCATAGTCATCCTTGGTGATCCGCATGCGGTTCAGGAGAATCCCCTCAAAGCCATAACGAGGGTCCGTCTCCTGCGCAAACCGCTGCTGAGGCTGCAGAGTGTTCTTGATCAGCGTCATACCGCGCTTCGAAGTAACGCCCAGATCCGGCGACAGGTTGCCCTGCGTAGCCGTCTGATACATGTCTTCAAGCTGGTCATACGTGATCTTGCCGCCACCGCCCGTCGAGGTACCGAGCCAACGAGGAACCGAGTTCAGCGAAGAACCAATGGCACCATTACGGGCCTGTTCACCGTAGTTCGCGAAAATGTTTCCATCCCACGAATACACCGTACCATTGTTGAGGGCCTCGGAAAGACCGTTGATTTCAAGCGAACGATCATCCAGAACCGTACCGCCCGCAGCCTGACCATGACGCCACGCAGCGATGGCAATGATGGTCGTGAGAGTCATCATCGCCGTCTTCAGATCGGCATCGAGCAGACTAAACACCGCAGCCTCACCGCGGTTACGGACCTTGATATCTTCCATAAACTCCGTAACGTTGACTTCATAGTACCGCTCACGGAACCGAGTCGCCGCAATGGTGTCAACCTTATCAATATTAAAGGCCGAACCCGGAGCATACGAACCGCCGATCAGCGGACGGAACAGGTATGGATACTGCTGGAACGTCCCACCATCAAAAGTCTGGAGGGCCTTGTCCCGAAGGTAGGTGAAAAATGGAATAGCACGGAAGAAGTTGTCAGTGATCTGACGCGGCCAGATCTTCTCCCGCGTAACCGCGTTAATACTATTAACAATAGGATCAGCCATGTTGTCTCCTTAATTCAAAGAAGCCATCTCAGCCGATCCTTTCGGTGTAGAAGGCTTCATAGTTATACACTTCCAGCCGGCCCACCCCCATTACGAGGCAGACCCTCGGGTGTAAACCGCTCACGGAAGAAGCTAACAGCATCATTCACACGACTCATTGCACTGCCGAGATCCGGTTTCATTTCCGGAGCTACGTCAGTTCGCTCAGTCGCAAGAGATTTGCTGGGGTTGTAAACATTGAACAGCTCTGGAGTTTTAGCCCCCTGGAAAGCGGGCTGACCCGGAGTCTGTCCAACAAACTCAGACATCAACTTAGCACGCTCTTCCTCTCGAATTCGGGCCCGTTCGGCTTCACGCTCATTCGCCTGAAGCTCGGCTTCTCGGGCTTCAACGTTGTACAAAGTACGCCAATACTGGTCGAGAGGGACGTTGGCGCGGAGAGATTCCGCGACGATATTTCGGTCAATAGGTTTGCCAAACAGCGTTTGATGACGAGCAGCGATCAGCATGGATTCGCCCTGAAGTTCCAGAATCTGGCGAAGATAATCCGTCGCTTCGTCTCGTTTAAGCCAGTCACCGGCCGGTTGAGTTGGGGTAGGATTGGATGTAGTCGTCATGGTTTCTCCTGGAGTATGAGAAGTAGTAGGTACAGCCGGAACATTAACCTGATCCAAGAGGTTATAATCCCGAAGAGCTTGTTCATAAGCAGCCACTTTCGCGGCCATTCCTGGAACACTGGACTGCAACGCACGCGCCTGTTCAAGTTCCGCACGAGCCGTCCGCTCCCAATCTTCCAAACTACGTTGACGATTAGCCAATTCATTCGCCTGACGTTGACGTTCAGCCTCAAGTTCTCGACGTTGAGCGGCGAGATCCTGAGTTTTACGCGTGTAATCATTCCCCATCAACAACATATTTGCGAAACGCTGAGCTTTCGCATCGTCTCCCGCGAGACTGGTTAGATAATTATCACGCTCCGTAGAAGCAATCACACCTTCTTTGATGAGATTATCAACGAGCGCAGAAACCTGTTCTCTAGCTGTCGGCATATGACTCCTTTGAAGACTTCACGAGAAGCTTGCCCCGAGGGGTTCTTCTCGACGATTGGTCATTAGGTTGGTCACATCATCCCCGCAGCACCGGGCATTAGTGGGCCCGGAGTGGAGATCGTAGTAACAATACCTTGTTTCCATTGTGAAACCCCCTCCATAATCATGCGAGCAGCTTCTTCATTACCTGGGTAAGCCCGTGCTAGGTCTGAAACCTGATTGGCAATATAATCCAACTGCTGAAGGGCCTGACTAATAGCTCCCTGCATAGAGAGCGAATCTGAAGAGGGGGATGAAGGTTGACTTCCTAATCCAAGAAGACCGGACAAAGCATTCGGACCGCCTGACTGTCCACTGATTGGGGGCGCAGACGCCGTTGGAGGGGCACCCATGTTACCCGGTCCAGCCGGAGCACCGGCAATCATCGAAGGGTCAGTAGGCATAAGTGGAAAATTCATCGTGTCTCCTTAATTAGATCTAACCTTCTAATCCAAAGGGGTTGTATCAGATTGGTACAGGAATGTCAATAGATTGCTGTAAAAAGCAAAAAGGGAGCCGTCGGGGGTGACGGACTCCCTTAGAAGGAGGGTTATGACGTGAACAAGAGGACACTACCATGGGTTTGAGGTAGTGTCAATTGGAGAAATTTAACTCTCCGCGATAGCCATCCGAGTTCCCCCATCCTTGGCCTCCATGTGGGGAGGCTTTTGGGCTGTAGGGGGTCGCCCTTCTCCTTGGGGGTTTTTAACCGTAGGAGATTGAACCATCTGTTGGAGGGCCTGACCCAATTGAGCCATCGGATTAGCCTGCGCAGCTTGCGCCTGCATCTCCATCTGCGCCTGCGCCATCTTCATTTGCTGCTCGATCATGACATCCGTTTCTTCCTTCTTCCAAGCTTTCCACTTGTCGATTTCGGAAATAGGCTCCACGCCGTCAATCTTTGGAGGACGCCCGACATTTGGGATGTCATATTGTTCGAGAATCGTGTAAGGACTAACCGGCAATCCCATACGACCAAGTTGCAGTAGCAACAACTTACGAGAACTCTGAGTCATCTCGTAGATGGTGTTGGGAACGATATCGAACCTGAAATTCTGCATATGGGCCCGCGCCCGCTCCATTCGACTACCTCGGGTGCCGATGCCGGGGAGATTGAGGTTATTAGGAGTCAATTCCCCTGGATCATAATCAAAATCTTCCTGGGTAAGACCATCAGGTCCGAGAAGCTGGAAGCGACGAGGGGCACTGTAGAATTCAAAAAATAGGGCTTTGAATTGCTCTCCCAGTCCTTTCAGAGCCGTTTCCATGTTACGAGACATGTCCGTGGCCAGCGGCCCAGCCATCTCATTCAATTTCTCAATCGTATCCGCAGAGGGTATTTGCGCAGCACGCTGCAATGCGGTTAGATCATGCAGTCCAATCAACTTGGTTCCTTCTTCTTTGGCCCATTGAATGAGAGGAAGAATATCCGACTGCATCTGATAAATTCGAGGATCTACGAGAAGTTTGAAAGGTTCCGTTACCATGTTCCTAATCGCCACAACCTGACCACCGACACGGGGATCAATTTGTCGCGCTTCCGCTTCGGCCATGCGAGAATCGTCATACGCAATAGGCGGGCGGAGCCGTGCATTGGCGGAATCATCATACGCCCTCAACAAACTCGTAACCATCATTTGAAGTTTGGCAGGTTCCTTTGTCAGAGGCATTCCACAGTATTCGGCCGGATTGGAATCGAGGGCGATTTTAACAAGGGGCACTTGACCATGCCACCATTTTGAGGGCCCATCGCTTAGAATCATATTCCGAGTAGCCACAATATGCCGTCTATATGGGAACATCTTGGCGTCAAACGCAGTGGCTTTGCGATAGACAGGAGATCCATCGGGGTTGTTATATGGCATTGGAATATCTCCGCCCATCGAGGGAACTCGATATTGCCAAGGAGAGCCATCCAATCCCATCTTCATTTCCTGTCCAGTGGTATTGATGGCACGATCCAGGATATAGATATCATAAACCGTAACCAGCCACTTTCCGGCTGGATCTTCTCCGCGATATCCACGCTGAGATCCATAGGTATTATGAACCGTCGGAGTAACCTTATCCATCAAACGATTCACAAGGCGTCTCCACCTGCTAACGTTTTCTCCGTCTGGAACGAAACTATTTGCGGCCCATGGGTATCTATTTGCAAGATATACAAAAGGAACTTGACGTCGAATAATAACCGCATACGCTTGCTGAAGATCCCAGCCCTCTGGGCTAATCTGAATCGGCAACACCGCATCAACGCCCAAAGCCTGAACACGGACATCGCCCTGACCATTTGCCCAATAACCCGGGTCCCATTCACTGAGAATGTATCCAGTTCCTTCTACTGCGGCAAAATACACAGCATCGCGAATGGTGCGGTCCACATCACAGGCGCTGTACCAGCTCCGATAACCCTTGTTCAAAATCCCACACTGATCGTCATAAGCACTATTAGTACTTACAAAACTATTAATCGGACGGGGATTCGCGAGCGTGGCGACTACTTCTCGGACGTCCCTCTTGACAAAATTCATGGAAGTTTTGCTAAGTGTGGGGGGTAATTCTTCCAGCCCAATATCCGCCATCAACCGATGACTGGCATCCACGAATTGATATCCGGAGTTTCCTTTAAGAAACCACTCTCCTTCATTAATCGCTTCTCGCATCCATCCCAACAACCGGTCCTTATCGCTCTGGCTTTGACCATCCCACAACGAAGGAGCCTCAAAGCGCGACGGTTTGGACGAGCCACCCTTGGACACTGCAGGTGCCGTGGATGCTAAAGTTGTATCTGCCATTGTGACCTCACTTGTTTAAGTGTTTATAGTAACTGCGTTTAGGATTCCATAACCTCCGAGTACCATTCTCGAAACTGGGGAGATTTGTCATAGCTCGCTTTCAAACCCTCCAGCAAAATTGCCTTTGCCATTGGGTCCGATTCCTGTGCAGCCAACCTCGCCAATTCACGATTTCCAGGAGCGAGATATTCTTCCACCTGTTCCAAATACCTTTCTTCTTGACGAGACTCCGCACTGCGATGTTGAGCATTCAATTCTTTCACATATCGCCGATACTCGCCCATGTTGTTGATCTCGATTCGGTCAGCATTGGCAGGTGTACGTGAATCCGCTCGTCCGGCAATTCCCAGCTTCCCATCCTGATATCTCCACATCACAATCGGTTGACTGAATTGTTGATGCGGAGAACGTCGGCTCATATACACCCTCTCCGCCTGTGCCCCACATTCGGGGCACTTGGATTGTTCTTGGTTCCACTTTACTTGCTTCTCAAACTGGTGCCCTTCTGGACACTCAAAGGAATGTAAGGGTTTCATATTTCCTCTCACTGATAAATCTTCCCACCACTCAACATCCTATCACCATAGATTATATGCTGAGTAACTTCTGGCAGATGCCACTCTTCGTTTACTTCGGCTGAAATAAACCCCGATTGCCAGTTTGGTTTCGTAATATATTCCTCCGAAGCTTCTTCGCTACTCAAATGCCCATTCACCCAACCAGCATCTGGCAATCCATCAAAATCATTCTGATAAGCAACTCCTGGACGGTGATAATGCCCACACACAAATGTAGTCCTGAGATATCTCAACATTGCCGCAGCAGGGTACATCACTCGTTCACTAACTCCTTTTACATCTCCATGAATCCAATACACCCCACCATACATAAACCCTTTTTGATTTTCCACTACCTCCCAAGACTCTGGCAAATCCAAAACTTTCCGAAACTCCAGCGCCCTCAAGTCATACAAACTCGGAGTATCCGCCAGTGTCCTTGAAAACCGCCCTTCGTGATTTCCCTTAATAAACACCACTCTCGGAGCCAGCTCATCAATTGCCTGAATAAACCACTTAGCGGAATCAATTTCTTCCTGGATAGTATGCCGACGGGAGGGACTGTGATTAAATCGACTAATGGGGTAGAAATCATAAATATCTCCCCCGAGTACAATAACATCTGGCTTATAATCCTCCATAAAATCCAAAGCAATTCCAACATGCTTTGGATTATGGAAAGGAAAATGTATGTCACTCAAAAACCCAACCTTCTTACTCTTACTTTTCAACGCAAACTCCTAAGATAAAAGTTTATATAAAGATCGACCATCTAAAACCTTCACCACAGGTGAAGTACCTCGGGCCCTTCCTCCAAACACTTGCGATGAATACGCTGGCCTAAACTCAAGTTCTTTCATGGACTTCTTAGCCTCTTCCCAGGCTTGCGGTCCACGTTCCCCTCGAACTTCTGGATCATACCACGAACATAACAAAATCGCACTAGCCAGTACCCGATCATCATGATTCCCGGCAGCAGCCGCGATGCGTTGTTTGTCAGTATTATATTCCAACGTCGCCATTTGATTTACCAAAGATGGAGACTTAGCAACAAAACTTCCGTCCCTCACCATTTTCCGAAACAAACTCAGAGCCTTTGGACGATTGGCCCGAGTAGTTCTCCATCCCAACTTCGCGTCTCCTCGATCCAACATCCGAGCATTCTGTAATGGTCTCGTAAGATCCTGCTCAAAATGCAAACAACTCATTGGCCATCCACGTTTGACAATCTCGGTTTGTGACGCATCCCCGGCAGCTATATTGGTTTCGATAACAATATGTGGATAACTAAACCCCCCTGACCGCTTTAAAGTTGTGAACAAGTGCCCCAGAGCAAATATCCATGCCCACAAATCATGCGGCCCAACGCGATTCGATGCCCACTCAGCCACCTGAATATCCGGATGTTCGGGAGTTGCTTTTTTAATAATCGAAATAACCGCATCATCTCCATCACCTCCGACGCCTTCACTGGGGTCTACGCCTATCCCATATTCCTCCCCAACCTTGGGCCATTCCCAGATATAAACCTTCCCATCCACATCCGTCTCTGGCCATTGCTTCAATTCCAATTCATTCAACTCAAACTCTTCCCGGACCTCTCCGTTCGGCCGATAACACTTCAACATTTTCTGCCCAATAGCTGGACCATGAAAATCATACGCGTCACTAATATCCCTTCCCCCAATTTGCCCCACCCATTCAGGTACACTTGCATTAGCTTCTGTGCGTGCTCTTGTCAAAACCTCAATAGGAAACACACTTGGATTAGAAGCTTGAAAAGCTTCCTCCGGCGTAGCGGGCATTTCTTGTAGAAACAATCCCAATGTCTTCTTCTTCGAAGCCTCCAGATACTCTACATGATAAAACCATTTCTGTTCTCGGGGCATTTGCCACCCCTCACCAAGATACTTATTCAATATCTTCGAACTTCTCACATACGCCTGTGCAGCATCTGCGTGTCGTTCGATGTGCTCCGGAACCTCCCAACCGTCCGGAATTGGGCGTCTCCGCAACCATCCTTTTGTTGGATAAATATCCTTCGCTACGTACCAAGGAAAGAATAAAGGTTTATATCTCGCCAACCCCTCCGAGTCCATATCCACCATCGTCTGCCACGTACGATGCCACCAGTTCCCCAATCCTTCCGCCGTGCTCTCTAATCCCAACAACGCAAACGGATTCTCGTGCATTGCTCTTACCAGCGAAGCATCCACCAATTCATCCGCGTTTTCAAACGAAGCAAGCTCGCTCAAATGCGCGACCGTCGCCGTGTCGCCGCGCCCAATACCACTCTTTTGATTTCCCCACTGAACCCAAATTCCGGAGCCCAGATCACCAAACTCCATTCTTTCCCCTGACTCAAACGATGTGCGTCTCGGCCGAATCCACCATGGCAGCTCCTGCCAAATCTTTTCAATCTTTTGCACCATCTTCCGGGACTTCTTCTCAGAAGCTGATCCAGTGATCGCATTGACATTCCTGTGAAAAAATATCCTTTGACTCAACAAAATTTGAAATATCGTAGTAAATCCCTCTTGCCTCGCCTTCAATATCTGATACATCTGCGCCAGATATTTCAACTCGGACTCTGCTACGATATCTAAAAAAATCCTTTGCGCCACATTCGGTTTAAACCTAACCAACTGTCCGGACCAATCCAGGATCTTGACGTACCGTTTCATATAATACTCAAAATCCAGCTTCGCCCGTTGGGCCTCACAAAACCTCCACAGTTCCTCCTCTGGTTTCAACTCTCGAATCAATTTCCCTTTATCATCCACCAACTCCCGGAAGTGGCTATCCATTGTATACCACTCATCATCCGATGGTTCCTTCCATACCCACTTAGCCGGAAGTTTATACCTCTCCCGAATTAATCTCTCTGCTCGTAGTAAATTTTTTGTAGTAATCTCTGGATGATACATTATTCCCTTCTCTCTTCCACAATCTCCGCATCTACAATCTGACCTTCTCTAAACATCCCGTCAATCTCTTCCGCACCTTCAGTGAATTGCTTCAGAGGTGCAAGTCCTCCCCCCTTCAATCCTTCCATCCTATTCACATTATTCTGCTGAACGTTAACCTGTACTCCCCCTTTACTCTCCACCAATCCCATCATTTTCAACACCATCTCCCGATCACTAAATCCTTCTTTGCCCAAAATTTGCGCACTCTCAATAGTGGCCTCCGCAACCTTTGGCAACTCCCTTGCCATCTTCACCATGGCAGTCATCTGCCCAAGTTGTCTCATCCCCTTCGCCAACTCACTCATCACCTGTTCACTACTCACTCCCGCAACTGCGGCGGCTTTGTTCCAATCCCACCTCTCCCCCTGTTCAATCCAAGTCTTTGCCGCCAGCACCATTCGTCCTATGGGAACTTCGAACAAGTCTGTACTCTTAACCAACCCTTCCAACCATCCCAAAGCTTCTTTTCTGGGCCCGAGAGCCTGTCCAAGTACCCAATCCACTGTCCCACTTTCCCCTTCTCTCGCGGCCACTACGTCCCCAACAGGGGGGACCATAAAGTCCCCCGCCTGTTTGTACACTACCATTCCAACTTTATCCTTATCCACGATCACCCTCCCAGTAGTTTCGACGTGGTGCGAATTCATTCAACACACCTTTAGACCACTCATCTCCTGAGATTCTTCCATCAGAAGGGGGGTTCAAGTTTAGAGTCTTCACCAGTCTCACATCCTTCTCGTCTGTCATCTCGGGAAGTTCCGGAACGAGAGCTACTCGAAGACGCCTCACTTCCTCTGTCAACCCCTGAATCGCTTCCACGATCTGCTTCCCGGTTACTACCAGCCTTAGAATGAATCTCATCATATTCCTTTGCCCATTTAAGAATCTTATCAATCTCCTCCCCGATCATAACACGATTCTCTTCGCGCTTAAATCGGTCTCGTACCCAGATTACTTTATCGCTATAACTCACTTTGCTCCCTTTCCGATTTCAATTTTTGGCCGACGAATTGGTACCCGGGGTTCCTCTTTCTCCACTTCCAATTTCGGCAAGTCCGCGACCAACTCGGCTTCGGTCATATCCCGTCCAGGAGTATCTGGTTTAAGCACCTCATTGATCACTTCCTGCACATTCACCTTCTTCGGTTCTGGAATCGTTGGCGCAGCCATCGTAGGTGCCTCAACCATATCTCTCTTCCCATCCGGCAATTCAATCTCAATCAAAATCGTCAAGCCCAGCTTTTCCCGCATATCATCCGGGCGAGCTTCGGGACCGATCTCACACTTATATTCTTTCCTCACCCCCCGTTCCCGATCTTCCACCCCAATCAACATCTCTTTATGTCTCTGAGAATCGGTCCTCATCAAGATCTTAGCTCCAACAGCTCCATCTTCATAAACCCATCCCCACACTGCAATCTGCAACATTGGGAAGGCCACATTCAACTTCCCAAGTTCCGGCCACTGACGCTTCTTAGCCTCAAACAACTTTCCCAGTTCCTGTTCATCCAGCCCAAGTTCATGGGAAGCTTGCTTCAGCAAATTAAAAATTCCCTGTTCAACCTCAACCCCATTAATCGCCCGCGCGGCTCCGGTGATAACTTTAGCCCCAAACGGGATATTTGGACCACCTTTGACTCTCTTTCCAACTTCAACAGCCATTTCAATACTCCTTCATATATTTAAGATACATCATATGACTCTTGTGACTTTCCACAAGTTCTTGCAAAACTTCCCATGCGGAGAAATTTTCATCTCCCGCTAACCAAACCACTTGATCACTGTCACGAGGACTGAAAGAGTGCACCTTATATTTAAACTCCTGAGTACCCTCACTTCCAATAAACCCTACCTTCAGCACCCGCCCCTCAACAAACTCCAACGTTTCTCCATCCTTTGGGCCCCCAACACACACAGCCTTAATTGTCATATCCCCTCCTTATCGAAAAATATTCGCCAACCCCAAACCAATTGCCAAGATTGTTCCAATCTTCTGATACGTCGGCGCACGTCCCGCTACCTTCTCCAACCCTTTAGCTATGGCTGGCATCGACTGACTCGCCTGTTCGGCGTTTGCTGTTACAATCGACATATGTTGCGCACTCACTCTCAACTGTTCAATAACTTCATCAACCTTTCTCGTACTTCTGGTGACATCAGCTCCCAATTCCTCAGCGAGTCGTTCTCCAGTTTTTGCAAGTCCCTGTGTTGTTTCTTTAACATCTTGAATTGAGTTCTGAATTCCAATGAGTGTTTCTCTAACTTCTTCCTGAGTCTTCTGCGCTTCCCCACTTTGAACCTCCACTTCTCGATTTACTGTCGCACTTAACCGCCCCACATTATCAATCGCCTTTGTCGCACTCTTAATCGTTCTCGTGATCTCCGGGATCACCACTGTATTCGTCAACCTCCCGGTCGCTTGCCACGTCGCTGCTGCCGCCAGACTCGCTTCGACCGCTTTCTGGTTCTTCTCGCTCCCCGCCACTTGTGCATACACTGTCACCAACTTCTCGGTCTGAATACTCGTTCTCTCTATCGAGTCCATCACTCTCATTGCTTTTCGCCAAATCAGCCCGCCGCCTATCAGCAAACTGATTAAGGTTATCGACAAAAGAAAATCCTTCATAATCTTTACGCGCTGTTCCATTTTTATCAGCCCCCTTTACAACACTTCCTGAGTTCAACTCAGCTTGGATATCATCACTCAGTTCAACAAAATTAGGGTCTCTTTTATAAGACACCCCCCGTGCTCGCTTAGCTTGTCCTCGAAACTCCAATTCCCTATTCCGCAAATATCCCAATCCTGACTTCAACGGAAATCCCCCACCGGGTTTTCCATTCTCCTCATACCATTCCAGCAACATGTTATAACACTTTTTATACAACCCCGCTGAGGAATGAACATTCAGTTTCAACATATACTGAGTCCATTCCCAGTCGTTAAACTCCATCAGGTCCTTTTCAGTCTTCCCCAGCTTCTCCAGCTCTCCCTCCATAAACCTCAACGCCGCTTTGTATGATTGCGTCACTTGTTTAAACCCGGGTTGCCCGGAGCGAGTTCCATAGGTCCGTTCCATGATTTCTTTCAAAGTCATCTCACTCATCTCCTCTCTGTGTGTATACACTTACACAACACACACACTTGAGTCAATCTGCCAAAATTAATCCCCTTTAACCCTTTTTCAAGAGTTTACCCCCCTCTGTATCGCACACACACACCTTTGTTAAGTCTTTTATTTTTACACGAAGTGCTATTTAAAGGACTTACAGTGTGTGTGTTGTTCCATCCGTGGGGGGGTAAGATCTGATATTAGATTAGAATCTAACTTAAATTTTCTAATAATCTCTAATAATCTCCCTACGATCTCTTAAAAAAAAATCCACACACACACTTGGTATGATGCCAGAAAAAAAAAATAAAAATTTTTTGAACACCATTTCACGATCCATCCCCCGTGCGGTGCACCCTTTCGACAACTAAGGTGACTAACAAGTGAAACGTTGTTTCGTGCGTGATACAGGGGTGCGGGTGGGGTGTTAATTTGAAGAGTGAAACGATGTTTCACACTTGGTACGGGAGCGGGCCGGGAGTTGGAATCGAAGTTGAAATTCATTTTCAACTTGACAGGGGCACATATATATGGTAACGCGCGCGAGCGCGCACACGTTCCTTCTATGGTAAAGGGGGAAGGTAGAAGTTACATACCCATAAACCCTTTAAAATCAACACTTTACACCTTTTTACACACCGAATCGAGTAGATATTACAAGGAAATTTCGAATTATTAATTCCTTAATACCTTCGCAAGTGCGAGATAGGGGTTTTAATGTTGGCTGTAAGTTGTTGATTTTAAAGGAGTTAGGTTTATCTCGCAACTGCGAACAAACCTGAATGGCACGGGACCTGCTTTACCTAGTGCGTCACCGACACCGACCGCGACACGGAACGGCCGGCGGCAAGCGGCAAGCGCCGCACACGCGAAAGAGCGTAGAGGCTGGAAGAGCATAGCGAACTAGCCTAGCGAATCGCGTGGGGAACAAGTGGCAAAAACGATGCGGGCGAGACGGTCCGCTCCGGCTGATGAGGTCGGTTTCCCTTGAAAATTAGGACGACTCAGGGGAATGTCAAAAGTCTACCTGACACACGACGCAGCTAATGTTTCCTGCTAACGTGTGCGGGTATCCTCTAGAGTGGCGCGGGCATCGCCAGCTTCGCACTTGGAAAGGTGCAAAGGCTTTTTTGAGATAGGGTGACAGACTATCTGAAATGAGTCTTTGCGACTCGCCGCGATAGTGCGGGATTTAACCTTGAAATGGAGTGTGACATATGCAGAACAATGAACAGGGCGTGAATGATTTGGTGATCATTCGTCAGGATGATCGGATGATGTTGGAGTTGCCTGAGAGCGGGATGGTGTTGAAAGAACACGTTACCGCAAAGGGCGTGGTTACGGGACAAAAGACGCGGGAAATGGAAGTCAAGTTTACCGCGAAGGAAATTGCGGAAGGCAAGGGGATGGTCGGGATTGGGCAGGATGGCAAACCGGTCCTGTACAGCAAGGTGCGCGTGATCGTGAGTGAATGGGACGCGGAAACGATTCGGGAGAAACGGGACAAGACGACGTTTCGCGCGATTGTGGCCACGTTGAAGAAGCATACGGGGTTGGTGACGAAAAGCACGAAGGGCGAACCGATCACGGTTAAGGATGAGGATAAGATCGGGTTTGGGGACGTTGTGAGGTGGCGGGAAGGGGAGTTGGATCGCCTGCCGGGCGTGCGATTCAAGTACAGAGAACTGCCGGAGGAGACGAAGGAGCGGATTCATAAAGAGGTTGTGACTCCGCTGGAGAAGAAGTTTAACAAGGGTCCGAAGTTTTCGGCGGCGGGGAAAGATCAGTTGATGAGTGCGATGCTTAAGAAATTGGCTGAAGCGGGCATCATCCAGCAACCGAACATCGCGGATGCGGCGGAACTGTTCGGAGTTAAGCCGGTGGAGGAGAAGAAGGACGCGGAGTAAGCTGGGATAGTGCTAGAAGGTCAGTCTGGGGACAAGTTCCCCCGGCTGACCTTTTGGCGTTGTAAGGTGTCAACAAACAAAGGGGTATGAGATGACAAAGGAAATGTTTGAACAGAATTGGTTGTGGGCGGATACTGCTCGCTGGTCGTGGCCTGACGAGCCGTGGAAGGTGTTGAGCAATATTCGGCTTATGTGGAAGATTGACGGCGTGCGAGCGGAGTTTAAATAAGATGAAGAGAAGGACCTTCTTGAAAGGACTAACACTCGCTCTGGCGGGGTTGGTGGTGGGTGGTGTGGTATCGGAGGAAGAGGAGAGTGACAATGAATGACAACAATGAAGAGTTGACAAGGGAAGAGAAAGATTGGATCGCCTATGGCGCGGCTGTGGGTGTGACAATCTGTCAGACGGTGGGGAGCGATATGGCGGATGCGTTTATTGCGATGGATACCGGTATCCTGTTCAAAGATGCGCGGAAGCGATTGGCGAGGGCGAAGGAGGCTGTGGAGAAGAAGTTGGCGGAAAAAAGAGAAAAGACGGAAACGGGCGATTTCGTGTTTGTCGCTGATAAGGCGATTAAGGAGGTGAAGAATGAAGAATAAATGGCTGAAACGAGCGGCGATTGCCGCGATGCTTGCGGGGGTGTTTTATATGGGAGCGTTTGCGCAAGCGAATGGGAAGGTATTTGGGAAGGCGGATGTGCTGAAGGGGCTGTTGAATCTCGCGACGAAGTGTGAGAAGGCCGGGAGGGGTGCTGACTATGCGGCGGTGATGGAAGCGTTCGAGAAGATTGCTCGGAGTAGTGAGAAGTAAATGGTTATGAATGGTCACGTAAAGTGACAAGGAGCTTGACTCTATGAAAGTGCAACGTATCAAGACGAAGTTGGGAATTGAATCGACGGAAATGTGGTTGAAGTTTTGGGAAGATTACGAACCGGAGAAGGAGGGTATTCCGGAAGGGTTGTCAAAGAAAGATCGAGAGAAAGTGGCGAAGGGCGAGAGTTTGGAAGATCTGAAGGCAAGGAAAGTGAAACATCATTTGGAGATGTTGAAGCGATTGAGGGGGTAAGGAGGGCGGGGAGGTCAGTAGAGGGGCGAAAGCCCTTTTACTGACCTTTTCGCGTTGTGAACGAAAGTTCATGTTGATTTAACCTCTTGTTTGGATTTGATGCCGCCCCAAGGTGACGGGAGTTGCGGAGGGGCGGTATTTTTGTTAGATAACGAAAGGGGAACGTGATGGATTATACGAAACTTGAAGACGTGAAAGAGGTGTTGGGGCAAACTTGCAGTGAAGGTGAGTGGAATTTGGTTTGTGATAAGGTGAAGAAAGAAAATAACGGAGAATATCCGGAATGGTGGTTTCAAGAGATTATCTTGAGTGGATTTGGGGATAAGGTGATGAGAAAGTGGGGCGGATCAACGGAGATTTCAATTGAGCCGCTTGATTTGAGTTTCTTTGAAGGAAACTTTATCGAGCTGTAAGTAAGAGCCTCCGTAGCTCAGCTGGATAGAGCAGTGGGTTTCTAACCCGCTTGTCGCAGGTTCGAATCCTGCCGGGGGTATTGGGTTATCGCGCGAGACTCGGACCGAATATGCGCGGAGCTGTGCCAAGTGAACTTGTTTGTGAAGGTGCAGTTATCCTAGAATACGTCCGGGGCAAACACCTCCTGCCTGTTGGAGTCTCGGGATTTTGGATTTAGTGGAGACGCTATGACTGTCGATGAAATGGTTGATATGTGCGCTCATTGTCGGTTGACGAAGAAGTTGGTTGTGTTGGAGAGGTTTTGTTCGTGGGCTTGTGCGTGGGCTTTTAATATGGGATTTAATTAGAAAGGTGGATGAGAAATGAAAAATCGAAATGGATTGCGAATGACTTATGGGTCGATGACGTATGGATGGTTTTCGCTGTGGAAACCGTTCTTGCTTATTGGAGCACTCGCGGTGGCGGCGTGGATGATGATTCCGTAGGGGGGTGGGGATGGCAGATACATTAACCGGACTCGATTTGATTCGACGTTTGGAAGAGATTATTCAGAGATTGCAAAATCATCCAAATGGTAAATTACGGGTGGTTATGCGAGAGCCTGAAGATGGGGAAGACTTTTCCAGAGTATACTTTGGGGAAGTGGTGTCGATTGATTTTGATGGGTCTGGGACGGTGTTCTTGGAAAGTGAAGTCAAGATGAAGATTTAGTAACAACAATTTAGGGGGATATGATGAGCAATCAACAAAAGCCGAGATTGGTGAAAAAGGGGGAAAAGAGCGGGGCTACCGTGGTAGAGGTGCCTGCGGTGGAAAGGGTGGATGTGAGAGTGTTGGTGCGAGAGAAGCTGAAAGAACGGGAAGGGAAAGTGGCGGAAGCGCGGAGAGTTTGGAGAGGGTTGTTTAGTTAAGAAGCTGAAAGAGTAGTAAATGAGAATGGTGCGTCAGACGCCAGTTTGCACTGAAAAATGTGGGCTGGCGTTTTGGCGTTTGTGAGGGCAAGGTTAGAACTAACTTATCTAATCTCAAGTCTTTACCCCCTAGCTCGGGCGAGGTTAGTGAGGGTTAATTAATTTAATCCCCCGTGGGGGGTATAGATGTGATTTTAGATTAGAGAAAGGTTAATGGAGGTGACTATGGGAGTTGAGGTAAAAGTGGAATTTCCTGAAATTATGGAAGGTGAGTATGAACGGGGACAGTTGTGGTATCACCCGTCTACAGAAGAGGTTTATATCCTGTCAAGTTTTTGGGTTGAGGAATCTAAAAAGCGATTTTACGTTGCTGATTCATTATCGGGAGGTCTTCCGTGGAATATTAGCACAAAGGGATATGAGGAATGTGCTAAGGATCTGAAGAGACTTCCCAAAGGGACCGTGGTCAAGTTGGAGGTGAAATGACAAAGAAAGAATCCAAGTTTATTAAAGCGATGAAAAAGGCTGTGAGGGGAAGCGCGGGAGCGATTAAAACGGCAACAAAGGTGGCGAAGAAGGGGGCGAAATAGTCATGGCGGATCATGTCGTGGTTGTGAGGGGTTATCCTGTTAAGAAGGAGCCCAAGTTAGGACAGTTATGGATTAACAAATATGGAGTCGTGTACTCCCTTATGGGAATTTATCGAGGGGAACGCACTAATTTGTATAATGCGGCTGTTCGCTTGGGAAGTGGGGGAGTGACACACAACGGATGGCATCTTAATATTGAAGATGCTGTTAAGGGTTTAACCTTTTTGAGTGACAACGCGAAGATAACTGTGGAGGTTTGAGATGACAAAAGAAGAATTTCGTAAGCGATGGGGTAGGCCGACTGATCCTTCGGATATTACCTTTAATGATATTGCCGAATGTGCGGTGGAGTGGGGTGTGGAGTTGAAGCCTAAGACGAAAAGTTTGGATTTGGTGTTGTACAAAGTGTTGGTAGCAGCGGAGGTGCCGGAGGCGGAAAATTATCGTCCGTTGATGGATGAGGGGGAGTAAGGTGAGTGATAAGATAACCTTGGCTAAAGGCTTTGTCGCAGAACCGCGTGAGAGTGGGTATTATGTTATTGATTCGAATGGAGGTGGTGCGATGGCAAATGCGGTGGAGATCGCGCTTATTCAAGCGCTTATTGATGTGCGTGCCGAGAGGGATGGGCTGCGCGTGGCGGCGCAGATAGTGTTGGACCGATGGCACAGCAAGCCTCTAACGCTGGGAATGTTGAGAGGTCCGATGGAAGATTTAGAAAGAGAGATGGAGGTGAGTGGTGGGAGATAAAATTTATTTAGTAACCGGCTATACGTCTGAAAGCGACGATCCCATTCTTGCAACGTCTTCAAAAGAAACCGCAGAGCGATGGGTTTGGACGCTTAATAATTTTATTCGTCGATATGACAAAGCTCGCGAGTTATGGGAAAGAGGTAACAGCGACAATTGTCCGACGCAGCCTGCCTTTTTTACCTCGCGTGAAATGACCCACCATATAGGTTATGTCGTAGTGGAGTGCCCGGTTGAAGATCAGATTGAGGGCATGGGTTGGGCAGATTTGTTGAAATGGGATTTGTTTGAGAAGAAGTGAGGGAGAGTTGTAATGATCGAAAAACATTGTAAGCGATGTGCGCAGTCATTTTTTACCTGGAATCCTTGGCGAGAGTTTTGTCATTGGTGTGAAAAACGAAAAGAGGGGAGTAAAAATGGAAGACCTAATCAAACTCTGTGAACATCAAATTGATGTTGCGCAAAAGAGACAGGATTTTTGTAAGAATATGTGGAATGGAAACCTCTTCGGAGGTTCGGTCTCATATTGGCAACATGAATACCTGAACGCACTTAACGAGCAATTGAAATGGGAACGCACGAAACAATCCTTGGAGAGTCGAAGTGCAAACATTCATAACGGACTGTTCAGCGAAGCTGATAGCGGAGACGCTGGATCAGCGCAGATTGAATAAGCAGATTGTGGAAGTGTGGCAGATTTATAAAGCTCTGACGTATAAGAGCTATGGATGGCAAACACATCCGGCCGTGCAAATGTGGAGAGGGTATAGGGGGAGATTGATTGGATATGGACTTAGGATGTGCGAGGAGGCGATGAGTCGTGGGATGGCTTGTAAATTGTTCGAGGAGTTTGAAGAGGTTTATCATGATGGAGGTCTTGATGAAAGTGAGTTCAACAAACCCTGGTGGAGAGATCATCCAAAGTTGATAGAGTCTCATCGTCGTGCGCTTATTGCGAAAATGCCGGAGTATTATCAAGTAAAATGGCCAGAGTTGGTTGGGGGAATTGATTACTGGTGGCCTACACAGCATGGAGGGGGTAATGACGAAAATCTCTGAGAAGGTTGTGGAGAGATATCGACAATTGCGTGAGGAGGTTCGAGATCGCGTGGACGAAATTGTGAGGGCTCATTACCGTTTCTGCTGGAAACAGGGTGTGCAGTCGGATGTTCCGGTGGATAGATTGTATATTGAGGCAATGGATGTGGCGGAGTTGGAGATTAAGGTTCCAGAGTTGCGCACTGATTGGGTCGAGGGGGATGATAAGACTCAGGGAATGGTTATTTGGGATTACGATCAGTACCGAGGAGGTACGGAGAGGTAGATATGAATCTCCAACTATTAGATGCTTTGAATCAGCTTGAGGAAATAGATCGGGCGATACCTAGGATTAATGTAGCTGAAATGTTGGAGGCTTATACCACACCTACGCCTTTTCGTGATCCAACTCGAACCATGTTCGAAATGATAAATAGTCCAGATCCGATTTATTATGACTCTATCGCTTCTTACACCCTTCCTAGTTTCACAACAAGAACAACCCCCAGGAGTTTAGAAGAAATGAGATTTGAACATTACCCACCCGTTCCGATACCTCGTTACGAGTCATATCTTCCGATAGAGAATCGCTGGAATCTGACTCCAGAACAAATTCAGTCAGTTCAAGAGCAAGATCTGGTGCAGGAGCTACACGGAAATCTGAATGTGGTCAGGCGTCATTTATTCACCTTTGATCCACGAGATTTGTGTCAGCGTGCGTGTCCCGTGTGTGACACTATTCGATCTGGAGAAATTTTTGCAAACCCAGAGAGGTTTTACCCACCTCTCACCAACAACGAAGAACAGGAGATTGGTATGCCTTTGAGTGTAAGTGCGACGTTTGATTGGCGCGATAATCCGCAGTGGAATCCGGAGGCGTTGACGAAGATTCGTGCCTGGATACTTTCGCAATTGAAAGAAGAATACCTGGACTGGGATTTTTCTGACACGATTGTGTTGTATGTGAACGGGAGACCGGTTCTGGTTCGTGGCGGTTATTGGGAGAATCAGGCAGAGGCTTGTAATGTCATCTATGTCGGAATCAAACAACGCAACGTTGATACACGCCAGTTTGAAATCTCGACCACGATGGCTATCGCGGACATGTTTGGATTCTCGCGTGATCCTGAAGTGTTGGAAGAGTTTGAAAAGGCCTTGGCGCGGATGCTTTCAGGGATTGTGTTGGGGGCCATGTCGAAGTTGTTTACCACGGATCGACCCGTTTCCAAGATCGCCATTAACGGAGCTCAGATGGCTGTGTTGATTGAGGGTACGTGGCGATCTCCGAATGGGTCTGAGATTGAAGTGGCGGGGTCGTCCTGGACGGTGTTTGATTATCGTCAATAGGGGGAGATATGGGAAGAGAACAGTTTGGAGCTTTTCGGGCCCTATCCTCTCGGATATTGGAACGTAAGCGGGAGTATTTGGAAAAACCCGAAAATGAATATGCTTGGTCCCTTCGACGCGGAATAGTGGTGTTGGATAAGCCAGAAATCTTGTGCCCTTTTTGTTCCCAGGGATTCAAGGTTAGTCGGATTTATGTGGTGGATACGTCTCGAAAATCGGTGCTGTATTGTGCAGAGGAGACGGGAAGCGGTACGAGACAAGTGGTGGTTCATCGCTGCCATCCCCATGTAGGGGATGGGGGCAGTATCTGCATGGGTAGCAGCGAAGACGCTATTCAAGCCTTGACGATGGGATTGAACCCGGGAAATGGGTTCTTTAATGTTCCAGAGTGGGTTATTGAAATGGGGCATAGGTGTTCTAGGAATCCCAATGATCCCCTGGTCATGTGTAACTTGTGCAGACAACTCGTGCGATCTAATTCGACTACAGTTACCAGAACCGGAGGTACGATTTGTAGCGCGTGTACTGCGGCACGAACGGCGTTGTGTGCGGGATGCAAGGAACGGGATTATCTTGAAAATATGTGGGTGAATAAGATGGATATTCCAGGTGTTGAGTGGATATACATCCACCAAGCCTGCATTCCCGCTGAAGCGAAACAATGTTTGGATTGCGAGACCGCTTATACGGGTGATTCATGTTCACGATGCACAGGAGGTGATCCTAATGGGACTTAGAATGTCAAGTTCAGCTAAAGTGCCTATGCAATATATCTTCAATCGGATGTTTGATTGGGGATCGGGGAGTTATATAGTGCAAGGGGTTGATGGCGCGGAAGAACAAGTTTGGGGATATTACATTAGTCGTAATGAGGATCTATTCAACGTTGAAAGAGTGTTGAAAGAGTTTGATGTACGTTGGAGGCGACTAAAGATTGTGGACCCTCGTGACCCCGCTTTTGTAATCTCCCCTCCCGATGAGGATATCGCGCGAGTTAAAACCGAAAGAGACTACATGTCGGAGTTGATAAGAAAACATCGGGATCTTACGCTCGATGTGGAATTCAACCACGGCAGGTACTATCTGGTTGGGAACTGGATCTATCCTACGAGAGCAAAAGTGATGTACGAAAAACTTGCTCCGCTCGCAGCTAGCCTCAGTGAGGTAATGGGGGAGAAGTATGTGACTCTTGCATATGAGGGGGATCGTGGATTACTTACTCTAGCATCCACCCAACGCCCATCTATTCGAGGGATTAAGTACTATAAAGTAACTCGGAGGTAATTATGTCGGAACCGAAAGTTTTTACGAAGATCCTGGTTGTTGGAGCCGGTGGCGTTGGATTTCATCTCGTCGCCGCTCTTGCGCGGGAGTTTCATACGACCCAGATTGAGGTTTGGGATGATGATACTCTTCAAGGTGGTAACGGTCATCGTCGATTGCCTAAGTCCTACTCCCCGACTGAGACCAAGTTGAATTTGTTGGAAGGATACTTGGAATTTGTGATGGGTGACGGGGAGAATGTTAAATATATCCCTCGTCGCTGGGATGGGACGGAAGGCGCGGATAACCAAACACTCGTTGTGGATTGCACGGATATGGGACTTGAGCCTCGACGAGAAATGTGGGCGAATGCCCGGGCCATGGGCGCTGAGTTGATGCGAGTTAGTTATGACGGCAATGGCGTGGTTGTGGTCGCTTGGGGATTGCCGTTGAGTGGACCTCCGGGAGGGGGGTATTCAGCGATTCCGAATATGGCTCAAAGCTATATGGCGGCTGGAGTCGGCGCGGAAGCGGTGTTGAGATATGTGGTTCACGGAGAACGCGTGAGCGATTTTCAGTTCAGAGTTGGAGGTGATGTTTATGTCTGAGACGTTGACTTTGGATAAAATTGTTTCGAATGCTCTTGTTGGAAAGTATGTTCAAATGATCAAGACTGTGGATCTAACGAATGTACTTCTTACAGTCGGGCCGGTGTGGAAGGTGTATTTTGATTCACGAACTGGAATTCGCTTGCAGATTGGTGAGAATGGGAAACAAGAGTATATGGATCTGAATTGGCGCGAAGATTTTCAGATCTATAACAGCCCCAAGGAGGTGAACAATGGCCGAACATTCTCTGATTGAATTTTGTGAGAAAGCTTTGATAGGTCAGACGATTGTGGTTCAGAGATATCTTGGAGGCGTTCCCTTTGAGGCCACAATGGGACCGATTGAGGAGATTGAAGGCAACGAGGATGGTGAGGTGTGTGTTTACTGGCACAATGAACACGGAGCTGAACGGTACTATAACCTTTCTCTAAGAGGAACATTTACATTCAAGGAGGCAACAAAATGAATTGGTCCACTACTCCCCCGGCGATGCGGGCGATTGAAGACGATCAAGGAACTGTGGTTGGTTATGAGAGATCTGAAGATTACTTGGTCGAATACCGAGGCACTTTCCAGATTGCTCAATACAGTCGATATCAAGACCTCGCCACCGGCGAATGGGAACCGCCCGCATGGTATGAAGCCTGGACGGGCGATGAGATGATACAGGGGTATGTGAAGAAATGGATTCCACTCTCGCAACTGACCGCATTGATCAAGTAGATGAGGAATTGATTGGAGATTATGAAGAGGCTGTTATGGGGAAGATTTTTCTTACTGACCCTGAAATGACCTTTCAAATTATCTCTGATGAAATCGAATTAGAATTGAGGGAATTAAATGAACATTCTGGATGAGATCAAAAAGTCTCTTGTCGGGAAGCGATTGAAAGTTTCTGTGCGAGTGGACGGGTGGACTGGGACGGTGATTACGGGAACTATCAAAGAAGTTTACGGAAATCAAAACTCAATCACAATTTGGTGGACGGACAAAGAACGCCGTGAGGTTCATCTGAACCTCTATCCGAACACTAACTACGAATACTATAAACCATCAACGAAAGGGAGGAAGAAATGACATTCGAACAAGCTCTTTCCGCCTTGCGGGAAGGGAAGGAAGTCACGAATACTGAGGCTCCCCGGCCTTGGAAATTGTTCATGAAGGATGGGGCGATTTATTGGCAGACTTTGGAGATCGTTCCTGCTCCTACGATCTATCTGGCCAGGTTCGATCAGAAGTTGATTTTGAGTGTCGGTTGGCAGGTTATCGAACCTGAACCGGAAAAGAAACGTCGAGGTCGGCCGAAGGGATATGTGGTGAAAACCACGACGGTCACCAAGATCCGGGCCCGACGATTGAAGTCTTAGTAACGAGCTAAGCAAATATACTTCTGTCGCGACAGCGATTTAATCACAACAATAACAACACTTAACCGACCGAAAGGTCATGAAAGGAACTTTACAATGGATAACAACAATGCGCTGAATGTGATTGCGGATGTTCTCGATGCCAACACGGACGTGCTTCGGGACAACACGGAAGTGCTGAATGGCAATACGAACGCTCTGCGTTCCCTGCGGGATCTCGTGCAGGAAGCGCTCGCGAACTCGGGTACCGAAAACGCCTCGGGCGTGCAGGTTACCATCGGTACGGCCCAGGTCGTGAACATCATCTCGGATGCGGACCCCAACCTGGATCGTCAGGTTGATCCGGCCACGGTTTCGGTCAAGCCGGTCCAGTCGGCTGGCGCGGGACTGCGCTAGATAAGGTAGAGGGGAGGGGGCTTGTAAGCCCCTTCCCCACCTTACAAAGGAGCGATATGAGAGGGAGGTTGTGGATGAAAAAGAGTGAGTCGGGAGATTGGGGGAATCTGAAATTGTTGTCGCTATCCGCTCTGGAATTCTGGATCGTGAGTAAACCGCGATTGACGGATCTAGGCGTAGTGCTCAATGTCCTTGTTGACATCAATCAAAAGTTTCTGTTCTTGCTTGGAGTCTACTTCTTCTTCATCGCACTGGTTCGTGTAGCCAAGAAAGTGTGGTACACATATGAGTCCTAATAGTCTCTCACGAAAAGGAGGTTTGATATGAAGCTTGACATGGATGAATTCGCACGATGGTTTTCTTTCGCCC